ATCCAGAATTACCAAAATATGCATTACCAGGGACTCCTGCATTATATCCATTTCCTTTATAAATAGCATCAGAATTTATATTCCATGGACCAATACTTCCTGTTGATGCTGTAATATTACCACTAAAACTTCCTGTCGCTGCCTTTAACTCTCCAGAAAAAGTTCCAGCTGATGCATATATAGTCCCTGAAAAAGTTCCTGACTTTGCATTAACATTACCTTCGCTATCAACAATAAATTTATCAGATATACTTAATCCAGAATTACCAAAATATGCATTTTTACTGCTAGAAGTGTTTGCTACCGCATACCCACTACCTTTAGATAATGCATCATTTGTAATGTTCCATCCTGCGATAAGACCTTCTGAACTGTAAAGTTTCCCATATATAACGGCATTTTGTGCAACCATTAAACCTTTTGTATTCACACGAAAATAACCTTCTGTGTTGTCTGGAAGAGGCATTGAAGAATCATAATTTCCTATCTCTCCATTGTTAGACACAATAAAAGCAAGTCCACCACTTTTTATTTCTTCTGTAGTAGAATAATCTTTTAATTTATTTTCAAGCCCATTTGTTGTAATATAGTTTGTAAGATCACCTATGTTGCTTTCATGGATTTTTACATCTGCTCCGAGCACGAGATTATTAGCAATAATATCACCACGAACAGTGAGAGTTTGTCCGTTCCATGCCATAAGTCCTGCGGAATTGTCTTCTTCTGACGCTTCTTTAATACCTACATAATTCTTAATAAGATTGTACTTTGTTGTACGTTCTGCATCAGATAGAGTATTGATTCCAAACTCTTTTTCAAGATCTGTTCGAGTCATCTGATTTAATATACTTGCATATTTATTTTCTTTGTAAATTTTGTCATTTACATTTAGCCAAATGATATAATTATCCAGTTCACCGAGAAATCTTGTCAATGTACTTTTCTGCAATATAGTTAAAACTTCACTTGAATCAGTAGTATACGGTTTCAGTTCTTCAATCTTGCTCTTTAGTTTTTCCTGGTTTAATCCGATAGGTGAAAAACTCATAGATTCTTTATATCTTAAATCATCACCACCAGTTCCTCTTGGAGATTCCCACGAAGATATGTAATTATCAAGGAGTTTTTTATCCTTATTTATATCATCAATAATTACCTTTTCTGATTTGCCATAGAAAGTAAAAGTACCGGAATGAAGATTAATCCATCCATTTATACCACGTAAATCATCAGTAGTAATTTCCGATGCAGTCAATGAATTGGCAAGAATCTGATCGGCAGTAATAGTATGCGCCTGAATATTTTTACCACCCATGTAATACTTATCATAATCCTCTGGTGGAATGTTCTTTGATTCAACAGCTCCAAGGCTTTCATTAAACGAATACATGATAGAATTCTTTTCACCACGAATGATAAGTCTATCTACAGAAAGAGTACCTGCAGATATACGTGTCGCATTAATATCAAGTGCAAGAACGAGTTTGGATGTGGTCGCATCAACATTAATTGTTTCAAAAAGACCACTGTTTGCCATCATATCTCTAGCATTAACCATTTTTGATATAACCTGTCCGAAAGCACCTGTATTAGCATTTATTGTATCAAACACACCGTTAGATACCGCATTTGAAAATCTGGTTGAACTCACCATTGCCTTAATAAGTGCATCTGAAACTTCAATTCCGGATGTATCTAATTTGCTTTTTACAGATCCTGTAATTTGGTCTTTAGCTGTGCTTACTGTATCATCAAGTAAAACAGCAAAGTCATCACGACCACCGTTATAACTAATCATGTTTGTGAATTCAATTTGAAAATTATTTTCAATAACGCATGGATTAAAAGTGAGAGATGAGATACGAAGTTTTAAAAAATACTGATCATCTTTATCGAATGAGAGATGGATAAAATTACCTATATCAAAATTTCCTTGCCATTCTTTAAATCCAGGAATAGCAAAAATGTTATCCATTGTAAGAGTGAATGATAATTGTGGCTGACACACCTTAGAAAGCTCTGTTGTTGCATCTTGGAATAATTCGTATTGAGTATTGATTATCTCTGCTGCAGTGTTTGTAGAAATGGTGATAATATTATCATTTACATAATCTGTCTCATTGTACAGTTTATTTAATGTTTCAAGATCTTCCTTTGTAAATATGCCGCATTTTTCTTTATTGTTAATTGTTGCAACTTCGGACATATTTTTTGAAAAACCATTCATTAAATTCTGAATATCATCATATTCGCCTTGTCTTTGCTTAATGGCACCAGAACATCCACCTTTTTCTGGTTCCGCATATAAGTTCCCATTTTCATCTTTTCCGTATTCATATTCCCAATACTTCAAATACTTATTATGAGAAATATTATAATTGGACTCTGTTAAGTGACCTTTTTCATCTTCACTTAAATCTTTCCATGCCTTTTTATAAGCTTTTAAAGCATCAATATTATTCAGATATGTTTTCTCTTTTGTTTTTAACTCTTGAAGACCAAACAGATCCCAATTTGTATTCCATTCTTCAATCAAATCATCTACTTCATTGGACTTTTTATCATCCTGTGTAGGATCTGTATTATTTTTATATTCAATGGTTTTGTCGATAATTTCAAGAATACCCTGATATGCAATATAATCTTGCTCCGCACCTTTATTAAGCCACTTCTGGTTTTTTTCATCCCAGTAGCCAAGATTTACATCTTTCAGTGCATCCATATATGTAGTATACTTCTTTTTAATAGTTCCAAGGTCTTTTACGGTAAATTGTTTCCAATTATTATTCAACCCATCATTCGGAACTCTAAGATTGATTTCATCACGCTTTTCCATATATAAGCTGTACTGACGATTGTAATACATATATTTTTTACGTGCTTCGTCAAGCTTAGATAACCATTGATTATATCTGTCAATCAACCCTTGACTTACATGTTTTGTACTAAGATAATAAGAAAGATTCTCAATAGTAGAAGAACCAAAATTGACTGCATCAATTGTAAGGTCATCTCCACCACGTACTTCAAATCTTGTCATAATATTATCTTCTTGAGCTGGTGCGTAATTCAACGTCTGAATCAAATTACGATAAGAGATAAATACATTGGAATCCTTTCCGTAATCTTTTACACTATATACATTAATTGTCCTGGTCATAATATTAAAATCGAAAATACATTCGAATTTCTTTGACACATCCTGTGTTAGAAATGCATATACATTTTTTGAATCTATATCAAATGACCGCTTAGAATCAACCGTTTGTTTAGTAGTAGTAACAGTTCCATCATCGTTTACTTTAGTCTCTATAACCGTTGTTTTTCTTATTATCTGGTCAACCCAACCAATTTTCCATCCAAAAACCTTTTCAATTGCAATATCAAGTAATGAAAAATCTTTATACAGTTCATCATACAAAATAATGTTTTTGATCGCTACTTTAACACCTTCGTCAGTTTCTTTTACATTGTCATCAATCAGATATTCACGACTGCCTGTCTCACCTGTATTAATCTTAAAGTTTTTTAGGGTTTTTAATGCAAGTTCGCATTCACATGATTGTGCGGATACTGATTTATATTCATCAAATCCATCATTTGAAACTTCCGGATAGGACATACGGAAATATCCAATTCCATCAACAAATATGTACATTGCCTCGTCAAGCATGTCATATCCATTAGATTCTTCGCCGTTCACATATCTATGTACATCAAACTGGATGGTATCAAAATTATTAAGCTGTTTTGTATAACTGACAGATTGAAGATCAATTCCATTCAATTCACAGATTATTGTATTATCTGTTTTGCATAAATAAAAACGAGCCGGTTCAGCAAGCCCAAAATAGTCGTAATTAAAATTCATTAATAGGCACCTACCTTTCTTGGGCATCTGAATGTCATTTTAATACTGCATCCACCTGTTATTTTAAATTTATTTACACCAGGAACTAACCTAACCCAATATAATCCCAAACTACCATTATCTGAATTTGTAAGGTTGTCAGATGTAAACCCAAGATCGGATAATTGAACCGGAATATTCTTTTTCTTTGTATTACTATAATAATAAATTTTATGATTTTTTGAATCTATATAAAGTGGATTTGTGTAATCAATTGCATTTGGAATTGTAAGAGTAAGACTATGACTTAATAAATCATTAGTAGAAGTTTCGGAATAATTATCAATTGTAATTTGCGTACCTGCATAAGAATAAATTGCTATTAACGGATATGTAAAATCACCAATCTCATCTGTATCATTGTTCACTTCAAATAATTCTGCGTTTTGAATTGTTACCTCAACACTTTTATTGCTTACGGATACATTTTTATCATTTACTGCAAGTAAACAATTCTCTAAGTTGTTATAAGCAAACTCACGTTCGTTACTCCATCCATATGGGGAATCAGCAGTAAATGTATATGTAAGCATTAAAACACCACTGCCATATACGTTAGTTACATCTGTAAAAACTCCATAATAATTAATAGGGTCAAAAGCTTCATCTTCAAAAAATAGAAGAGTAGGTGTACGTGGTCCTGTTAACCAGGCGTTTATATCTCTAACTTCTTCTCTTGAAAAAGCACGATTTTCAGGTTTGGTAATTGTTACTTCAAATGTAAGTACATCTGAATATTTTGTATTATACCAATTTGATACAGGTCGTCTGCTTGTAATTTCACCTTTTAAAATTTCTCTTGTTAATCCCATTGGAATTGATTCTGGCTGTTCAGAGGCACAAATAATAACTCCAAAATCATCGGAAGATTTTCCGTTATATGTAAAAGAAGAGCCAAATATAGCCATATTAATCACCTACTTTCTATTCAGACTATTATTGACAAAAATTGTTACTTGAATCATAATGGATTTTATAATTTATATTGGGATGGGAGAGTATTGAAATGAACGAAATAGTTATTGGGGGTACTTTTAATCACGAAATATCAAATAAAGCTTATGAAATCATTGAGCTTGTTAAATTACACACTGATTTTAAAATAGATTTTGACTATACAGATGAAGAAACTCCATATTGCCAAAAAATCGAAAATAAATATGTTATCCATATAAGAAAAGACACAGATGACATTGAAGATGTTATATTACACGAATTAATGCATGTTGTACAGAGTGAAAATGGAATGACTAAAACAGAAATTCCAAATGACATTTCTGATCGTGATTATGAATTGCTAAGTGATCTTGTAAATATATTACTTGATTATGATGCAAATCAACAATTGTCTTATAAGTACAATTATAATATTGCATCAAGCCACTTACAGTTTAACGAGTGGTACCCATTAATTCGAAAAGTGAAAGAAATACCAGAAAAAGATATAAAATCTATAGCTGTGGCATTATTTGGAATTATGATATTAGATTCTAAAAACAATTGTGAAAAGATATTGCGCTATACAGATAAATGTACTCTTGAAATACGAAAGATTGTATACCACCTTAATGACTGTTTTAAGCTATATGACGTAGGAAATAATGTTTCTTCCTGTAAAACAATATATGAAGCATCTGTAAAATTTTTAGGAATTTTTTGAACCATTGTATCTATAATTATATTTTTATCATTATGGTTGTTATTTAATTCAATTAATGGATGATTGAAAGAATTTGTTTTATAAATTATTCTTAATCGTTGTTTTGGAATTCCTGTTGGAATTTTGTGATTGAAATATTTCATATGACCACCTTAAAAAATAATATAAAAATTAACATATTGTTCCACCATGTGCTGTTCCAATAAATTTATCATTAATAAATAACCATTCCATAAAATTTTTTATATCAGTTGGATTTATTCCATTACAGCATGACATACCACCAACATCTTTTTCGTTTTCATATAAACGTATAGATGTATTATTTATTTTTAGCTTAAAATTAAAAAAACTTACTTCCATAATTATTCTCCTTGTGAGTTAAGGTCCAAATAACCCTCCTGGATGACCGCAAAAATAATGTTTACCTTTTATAAAGAGCCATTCAAAATACTCCTTTATATCTTGAGGTGAAAGTAATATTTGGCTATGTAATTTATTTACCTCTTCATTATTGTAGTAGTCTATAACTTCATAATTACTTATTAAAAAAATGTGATCAAATAATTTTATTTCCATAATCAAATTAATCCTTTGCATTATTGTACCGATATAGAAATGTGTCGGTACTATTTTTTATATCTCTTACCACAAATAAAAAATTTACCACTTAATGTTAGGATCTGGTTTTCTTTTTAAAAGTTCTTCAACACATTTATGCTGATATACGGTTGGAACTAGAAACTCCTCAACAAGATCCTTTACATTATTTGGTGGAATAAAATGTTCTCCATAAGATTGTCCGGAACTTCCTCTTTTATTTTTTATTTTTATTTCATGTGAATCAATAAATAATTCACAATCAAAAAATTTTACATACATAATTGCACCTCTGTTCAAAATTAATAAAAGAGAGCGTAGCTGTGACACTACGCCCTCCTAGAAATATTTGTTGACTTTCTCAATATAATATTAGATAATATTAAGCAGACAGATTCCAACATTTCAGGTTTTACGACATAATGAGATGGTTAGGCGGTAAGTGAGTCACATCAGGATAGCAATATCCTGTTTATCTTATAGAAATCTCTGAGGATTTGTCCATTGAGAAATTTGCAATGGAAGGAGATGAAAGATGTGACATCTGACGTTATTGCAATTACAATAATTTGCGGAATTGTAAGTGGAATTATTTCTACATACGTTGTTCGACTTTTTGATAAATGCAAAAACGACCGCCACTGTGGTAAGTCCGGTCGTTAATGCATATGATATTATTTAATTTATCAAGCCATTAATATAGGCTCACAAACCGTCTAACGGAATCTGTCTTTTTCTATGCTCATTATCATAACTGATAAATATGAAAAAACTGTGAACAATATATTACGTTTACCTCAAAAATGGTTTCTTATCGATAAATAATTCCATTTTTGAGGTTGTTTTTACCTAAGACTCTTAAAATCTCTTACACGCTTCTTTTCGTATGCATCGATCTTCTTAACGACAATATCACCTACTGCATTTGCATCAGTAGCTTCATTTACAACAATATTGTAAACTGTACTATGCTCATAAGATTGATTATTTGTGTTGGTAATCGCATTCATAAGTTCCTTATACATCTCGCCAAATTGTGGTTGACTACTCTGTGTAGCGATACCTGCATTATCAATAAGCCTCTTAGTAAAGTCTGCCGTAAATACTTTGTCGCCCTGGTTTAAGAATGTGAGAGTACCATACTTTTTAGATAATACTGATTCCATTCCATTTTCATTAACTCTGTACATACCAGATTTTGGAACATAATCAGTTCCGGAAGCATAACCGGTAAGTCCTGATAATGTAGAACTAACCTGTTCGTCTGTTAATCCAACATTTTTCAGAATAGTAGAAAGATTATTGAGAACCTGCGCATTACTAAGAGCAGAATTTGAAACTGCTTCATTAATAGCTTTACTCATTTTCTCTACATTAGAGCTTATGTCGTTAGACCATTTGTCAAAATCATCACTCATATCTGAGGATAATTTATCAAGCGCATCACTTTGCATACTGAAAGCATGATCTGTCATAGTATCAGAAAGATCTTCTCTTGCATCTGATAATTGTTCCTGGATCTTTGCCAAACGTGCTTTATCTTCAGCATTTGTTGAACCCTGGAGAGCTGCCGCTTGACGTTCAAGGATCTGAATGTCTTTGGTCTTATCTTTTAAAGTTTTATCATAATCATAGTATTTTTCCTTTTCAGAAAGTGCTTCCTTACGCTTAGATATTACCTTGTTGAGAACATCCAATTCGGCTTGAGCCTGATTTTTGATAAGAGAGAGCATATCATTCTGGAGAGAACTATTTGATGAAATTAAAGAATTATATTTAGACTGAATATCTTTTATATATTCATCATAAGTCTTTTCGCCAAACTCAGAAGACATATCTTCACCATTAGCGTAGCGTTTTTTCACATCATTTTCTTTTTCAAGAAGCTTTCTCATTTCTTCTTGATTTGCAGAAAACTGATTTCTATTCAACATTACAGAAGTAGCTCCCCATTCTGTAAGAAGTCCAGTATTTTTATCAATTTTCATATCATCAGAGATAATTCCGTTCAGTGTATCAATACGGTCCTTGAACTGATCAATTTTCTCTATTGCACGATCAAACTGTTCTTCATAATAAACACCAATTTGTTGCTGTTTCAGATTTTCAATACTTGTGTCGTAATCGGTTACAGCTTTTTTTGCTTCTACAATCTCGGATTTCATATTAATCCATTCCTGAGATCCTTCTACAATTGTGCCATTATCAACACCTTCTTGAAATCTTTTCTCAAGCTCATCAACTTTGTTCTGTGCGATATTTTTCAGACTTTCAGTATTTGAGATCTTGATCTCATAATCAGAAGAACGCTCATAATTTCCATGGGCATTGTATAAATCAATGTTTGCTTCTTCCATTGCATTATACTTTTCCTGATATCCTAACAATCCTTCATAATACGTCTTCGCATTATCAAATTTACTTTGAATTGCTTCAACTGTAGCTTTAGCTGCTTCTGTCTGTGATTCCGCTGCATTAGCTGCCGCTGTTGATTCTGCATCTGTGACAATATTTAATTTCTGTTCTGTTTCGGCTGCAGTAGTAACATATTTATTATATGCTGTAAGAGCCTTTTTAAGAGACTTGTCTTTTATCTTATCGACATTTATTTCTTTACCTGCTGCTAATTTCTTTTTCTGATTATCACTCAGCTTACTACCAAACTTTTTCTTAATAGCCTTAGCTTTTTTACTAACCTTATCGTCTGCTTGTTTCTTGGCTTTCTCCTGGGCGTTAAGATTTTTCTTAGTTTCCTCCCAAGCCTTGTTGTTAATATTTGCAGCTTGCTTTGTCTGTGTCACATTCTGATCAGTTAAGGAATCCATATAGGAAAGTTCGTTTCCTTCTTGATATCCGACGATTGCTGCTTCGGCATCTGTCTTAAGAGATGAAGAATTCTTATTTGCAGTGTTAAATTTAGTTTGAGCCGTTTTCTTTTTAGAATCTGCTTTCTTTTTATTTTTAACTGCAGAATTATACTCTTCGGCACGTTTCTTCGTAGTCTTGTTAGTAATCTTACTGGTATCAATAGTCTTTCCGGATTTAATAGCTTTTTTCTGCTCATTCGTAAGACCTTTTGATTTAAGAAGTGCTTTTTTCTTTCTATTTACAGCTGTAGTTGCCTTATCTGCTTTCGCAGTTGCTGTGTCAAGATTTGATTGTGCTTTTTCTGTAACTACCTGTGCTGATTCGTAACTTGCAGTAGCAGCGTCTGCTATAGCTTTTTGTGTTGATCCACCTGTTTGAACAGCAGATAACCTTGACTGAGTTGCATTCAATCCATTAAAACCATTTTGTAATCGTTCCAATGCCTGTTCAGCTGTTTCAGTTGGCATATTAGCCCATTGCTCAAACAATTCCATTTGCTCTTTCTTCAGATCAACAACAGCCTGTTTACAATCCTGTGCCTTGTCGTAATATGTTTTATACTGATCAATAGCCTCTGCCAGAGCCTTACCTTCATCAGTGCTAGTGTCCATGTCTTCAATACGATAAGCACCTTTTTGTACAAGTTTCTGATATTTTTTGGGTACATTGGTTTTAATCTCTTCGCCATCACTATTATAATAAGTGTACTCGTTTGCTATAGAGTTAGCCTTTTTCATATAGGTTTTTGCACCTTTCTGATTAGACCCAATCTCATAGTTCATCTTACGAATTTGCTGTTTGAGCAAAGATGTTTTAAGTGACTTCTTAATATAATCAGTGATTTTATCAGCGATTTTCTGAACCTGATCAGACCAATGCTTAATACGGATTTCTACCCAGTCATATACCTTAGTAGATTTCTTTACCTTTTCGGTATTGTCATTTACGGTGTCTGTATTTTTCTTAACAGAAGTTGTATTTTTATCGGTAGTTGTGGAATTGGAGGAAGATGAGGTTGACTGATTGCCAACTTGAGTACGATTTTTATCCCAGTTTAAATAAACACCAGAATTACCTCCTGCATAAGCACCAATAGTACCATTTGCATAAGCTCTAGCATGTCCACCTCCAGATGTAACATGTCCTGAATTGATAAGCTCGGATGTCTGCTTTTTATTGAAGATTAAGTCGCCTTTTTTTAGTTTTTCAAAATGTGCACCACCAGGAATAATCATCCATTTACCATCACGCACAATTGATTCAGCGCCAATGCCTTCTTCGTTAACTAAAGCAGTTTCATCATGTGAAAGTGTTACATTTCCGCTTGCATGAGCAGGAGTATAATTGATAACATTATAAGCAGTTCCATCGGCATGAGCGACACGAATCATAGTTCCTGTAGACTTACCTGTTCCACCACTAACATGCGTAGAAACATTTGCGGAAATATTGATAGTATGAGGCTTTGACAATTCAGAATTAATAGCACTTGCCATACCAGATGTGTCAGCATTAACCTTAATAATTCCAGTCATGTTGTTGATCATCTGAGTAGCAGAAGTACCTTTATTGATAGCAGGATCATTGTTGCCATCAATTTTCATTTGAGGTTTCTGACTTTCTGCATAGTTCTTAGCTTCATCTATCTTTTCTTTTGCTTCTTCATTGTTTGCTGTAACATCAATAGAAGCGTTCTCACCGTCACCTAATAACTGATTAAACTGTGTCTCATCCAGTTTAACAGTCATATCAATCTGAGCATCTTGATTGTCTTTAATATATTGTAGCTCATCCCTAGCTGTTGATAATTGGTCAGCATTATTAACATCAAGGTCAAGTGTTGTGGCAAGTGTTTGATCATCCATTGCAAGAAGCTCGTCTACATCACCATCTTTTTCAACTTTTTCCTGTACTGTAAGCGTAACAACCTGGTTATCAACAGAATCTTTTACTTCCTGTAAAGATACTCTCTGAGAATCAGAAAGAGATGTATTGTTATTTAACTCTTCCTGAATTTCTTGACTCTTTTTTTGAAGTTCTTCTTTACTAGAAGTAGAAATATCAAAATTTAAATCAACAGTAATATTACTATCCTGTAACTCATCTTTTGCATTATCAATCTGATCCTGAACTGTAGTTAAGTCAACTTTAGGAGTTGCTTTGATCAGCCCCATATCAGAAAGAACAGCTGCTAACTGTACCGCTTGATCTTTTGTAAGACCAAATGTGCTAGAAAGGTTGTCAAGTGCTTGTTCAGCATCCTCAAAACCGGCATCATACTGTCCATCGGATAAATTTATTCCACTGAGCTGAGATTCAGAATATTGGCTTAATACTTTAAGATTTTCCTCAAGAGAAGATGTTTGTTCATCTGTCGCATTCTGAATCTTCTTGATGACTGTCTCATAATCACCAAATTTAGTTGGATTTGTGAATTCTCTTGCTAACGGATTTTCAATAGTCCCTTGCTGAGTTTGACCTTGTGGCTGTTCTTTAAGAATATATCCGTTTTCTTTTAAATATTGATCACGAGTTTTTTCAAGAATTTTGACTAATTCATCATTTCCTTCTGCAGCTGCCTGATTAATTTCATCCTGCATCTGAGTGATAACTGATTTAGCCTGTTCGAGATTCTTTGCTTCATAATAAGTTGCTTTATCCGGAAGCTCTTCAATTCCAGTTTTTGTATTTTCTACTCTCGCATAAAGTTCATCTAAATCTTTATTGAGAGAATCAATAGCAGACTGATCTCCAGCTAAATCCGGATCTGCTTTAATTTCTGCAAGTTTTTGTTTCTTTTCTGCAATCTGCTGATAGAGATCAGATAAATGCTGTTGCCCATCCTCTTCCGTAGTGAAGAAGTCAGTAGTAGCACCATAATCTTCGAGACGACCAAACATCATCATAAATGGTTCAAAGCCCATATTAAGTCTCTGTGCAGCGTCTCGCATTTCATCAAGGTTATTTCCTAATGTACTGGTCCAATGACCACTTTCATTAGAAGCAAGGTCAAGTTTCTGTAGATCTTCTAGGAAATTTTCAACACCAGTAGATGTATCCTGGAAGTATCTTTCAAACATTGCCTGATTCTCACCAAAGTTTACTGCATCAGATACACCTGTAGGAGAAATAATAGAAGCAAAAGACTTAAAGTCATCTGTACCAACTTCACCTTTTTCCCATGCCTCTTTTGCGGTTTTATACTGAGAGAGAAGTTCGTTGTAAAGATCACCCTCGTTTGAAGATTCAAGAGCCTCTTTAAGTTCTGCATACTGAGGTGTAGGGATTTTAAGACCTGCGATTTTTTGATAAGCACCCTCGATATCATGGGCACCATCTAAAACAGCTTCAACATAAGATTGTAATGCACTTGCATCTGCATACTGTCCGGCATCCTGAAGAGCTTTAATAGCATCTGTAAACTGGTTAGTTACATCACTGTCCATAGAATCCATCAGATCATCAATAGCAGAAGAGAGGTCTTCTGTATTTCCTGCATATTTTGCAAGATCTGGGAATTTATCCAGGAATGTCTTTCTTGTAGAACCAGTCATAAGACCGTTCTTTAGATCTTTTTGAGCTTGATAGAGTGACTGATATTTATCCTGATAATCTGTGAGCTGGGATTGGATGTCGGTATCTTGAATGATGTCTTTGGCTGTTGGAAGATTATCTTTCCAAGCTTGAGTAACTTCTTCTTGATTTTTTTTAAACAGCTCTGGATCGATAAGCATTGCTTTGTAAAATGCATCTCGACCAGTACCAGTACTGAGCATAGTTGCATACTTGCTTAAGAATCCATTGATCTGAGAATATAATAAACTATCGGAAGCGCTACCAACAATTTGCGAGAATGGTTCAATTAATGCTTCTTGAATATCACTAACTTCCATATCAGTAAAATCTACAGATTTAAGAAGATTCTGCTTGAAAGCTTTCGCATTCTGCAATTCTTTGTCGGTCGCATTTTCTAAACCATCATCAATATTTTTAAATAATGCCTTCGCTTTATCTAACTTAATTTTATTTAATGCTGTCTGTAAATCATCGGTTGTTCCAATTAATTGTGGGAACTGTTGCATTAAATCTGTTAAGTCAGATTCTTTAAAATCTCCTGTTTTGAGAGATTGTAAAGTCTCTTCAATAGATGATATATCAGATTGGAAAGTATCAACAGTTTTGGATAATCCATCTTCTGATGTATCTGATAGAAGAGAGGAGAGTGTAGTGTCAGATTTTGCTTCCGCAGCTGCTTTCTTAGCTTTTTCTATCGCTGCAACCAATCCGTCAATACCATTACTTATATCAACTGTACCATTGTCGATTAGCTGTACTGCAATTGATAAGTCGGAAATTTGCATTGTGTCAATTAAATCTGATGAATCCGGAAAATCTGCATATGCTTCTTTGAGACGAGATGCATTATCTTCCATATCTTCAATAGAAGAATCAATTCCATAAGCGTTTTTGAACTGTTCCTGAACTTCTTTTTTTTCTTCCGTATCATTGCCAAATGCATCCTGAAAAGCTTTGTTAACTTTTGATTTATAATCATTAAGAGTTAATTTAGATGGGTCAACCTTTAACAAATCTGCAATAGTTTTTTGTGCTTCTGGTTTCATATCAGCCATTGGCTGGATAAAACGTTCATATAAAAATTGAAGTACATTTCCATCATAATCAGTCTGTAAAGCATCTAAGTTAAGATCTCCAATATTTGTTAAAAACGCATTTTGTAATTCTTGATTAAGTCCTGTAAATGCATCAGATGTCTGTAAAAATTCACCAAATGTCTGAGACAAACTTTTCCATTGATCTCTAATTAACAATTCATTTGCACTATATTGTTTTGCAGATTGTGAATATACCTCTGCAGTTTTTTTACCTAATGAACTTAATTTTGTTTTTAATGCATCAATCTGCTTTTCAGATCCAACAATATTAGAAATACCAAAATCTTGATATATTTCTCCAGAGGATGGGTCAATTTGTGCATCATATGGTGTAGATTCCCATTGAATCCCTAAATCGTCCATTATCTGAGTTAATTCATTAAAATAATCTCCTGATATAGAACCATATTTTCTCGCATCTATTTTAATATGCTGGGAGTCAATTTGACTTAAAACATCTTTTGCTAATTCACCACTATCAACCTTAGAAATAGAATCCATTTGATCCTTTAATTCCGTATTTTTATCTTCAATCTGTCCTATTTGAGTTATAATTCCATCGTATGCTGATTGAAGATTTTTTCCCATGTCAACATGAGCTGACGCTACTTGAGCTTCATATAAACCACGAATACTTGCAGCAGCCGAATCTGCATTTTTGCCTAAATTAAGAACCGCATTTCCTTGGCTATCATAACCAGCTACTAACTGTGGGAATTGTTCTGCTAATTGATTGCTTAAATCAATATATTGCTGATATTCATCAGTTGAAAGTGATACGTTTTCATTCTGACCGTCATTACTTACACCTTGACGTAATTCTGCATATTTCTCGGCAACTTGGTCTATAGCATCTCCAGTTGTTTTAATCTGGTCGGTTTGATCTCCGAACGAAGACCCAAGGTCCATTAAAGACTGTTTACTGTCCTGAAGGCTTTTAACAGTGCTATCTATAGAATCCTTTGCTTCTTGTCCAGCTTTGATGATATTTTCATCGTAGTGATAAAGATAATCAATACCTTCAAATACTTTTCCGATAGCCCAGGATGCAACCATAGCAATACCCATATTAAGCATTGAAGCACCGACAGATTTAATAACACTTCCTACGGAAGTCAAAGCGGCTCTAAATTTTGTCGTTCCTTGAATTACCTTTTCTTGACTTTTTACAAAATTTTCTTGTGATATTTGAGTGACTTCTGTATCTTGCGCAAATTTAACTAAAGCACTATCTGCCCCTGCTATTAAAGACCTGTTGTTGTCATAATCTTCAGATAATATAGCAGTAGATAAACGATCTTTAATGGCTGCAAAAGCATTTTGCTCATTTTTGCTTAAATTATATTTCTCTACAACATCTTGTTTTTTAGTAAAAAAGTCTTTAATATCCTGCCAAGACTTTTTAAGATTCTCTGAATTTCCACCTAATTTACCAGATTCTTTATCGTAGTTAAAAATCAAATTGATTATAAACAAATACAATGTTATACTTGCATTATAAGCTGTATTTGGAGGTATATTTATGGAAGATTTAAAGTTATGCTGTTGTAGAAAATGCATAAATGACAAAAAAAACGAAATACATGAATATGGAGATTATTTTAGTTCATTATTAGATTATAAATTTCCAGAAGATAATATAAAATACTATAGAGGAATTTGTTATTCTAGTAAAAATATTGATGGCAACTGTATATGTTGCAACAATCCATTAGAAAATATGAATATAAATAATCATGAATTATTCATTATCGCCAATGTAGGATCTTCTGACCCTGATTATCTACTTGCAATGAATGATTTAAAAAAAAGAGATATAATTACATATACTTCTAAGTTTAACGAATTACAAGAAAAATGGAATGCAAAATTAAAAGCAAATGATGAAGCCGACAGAGTTAAGAGAGAGACTGAGGAAGAAGAGAAAAATACCGTCAGATGTCCACGATGCGGTTCCACACAAATCACCACAGGTCAACGTGGATACTCATTATTCTCTGGTTTCCTTGGCTCAAATAAGACAGTCAACAGATGTGCGAATTGCGGATATTCTTGGAAACCTGGAAAATAACCTATTTAATACCATGTTCTTCCAAAAACTCATCAGCTATTTGACTAGAAACTTGTTTTATAATTTGAGTAAGATTACCATGAACGTCAATTTCCGGCATCTTACCAGTTGTTTCGAATTTAATAATGTCATCAATTGACATATTCTTAAAATGATTTCGCACTAATGTAAATGTGGTTTCAATATCACCTTCATCAGTACAATTATTTTCGTATAACAATTTAATAATTTTTGTTGCAATATTTTCTGTCTCAGAAATTGACCACAACATATTTTCACGACCTTTCTATGGAGGATTGAATATGATATTAAACTATGATTGTTTTAGAGATGTACTCTTATATATTGAAGAACAAGATAATATGAAGCTTAATGGAGATTTCAAGCGGATTATGTTAAAAGATATAAAGGATCACTTTTCAGGCAAATACACTGAAGAGGATGTACAATATTGTGTGAAAAACTTATTTGACGGAAGATTCTTAGAAGGATTGTATTCTATAGATGATAACTATAAATATGAAAACTGTAAAATTTATGATGTTACATTCGAAGGACATAAATTAGCAGAATCAATTAGACCTGACTCTATATGGAGGAAGAGTAAAGCTAAATTAAAATCTGTAGGTATTTCTTCTATAAATATGATCTCAGCAGTATGTGTAGAAGTTGCTAAAGTAGCTGTTACTGATCCTAAATTTATTACCGATATTGCCAATGGAATATTTAAATAAAGTTCACTGTCCTCGCTGTGGCTCAACGCAAATTACCACAGGTCAAACCTTGCAAAGAGCATTGTTTAGCTTAATGTATAATCAGATTACTGTCAATCGATGCGCAAATTGTGGGTGCACTTGGAGACAAGGAATATAAGGAGATTATATAATATGGAAGAAAACATATTTGATAAGTTTAAAAATGTGGTTCGTAAGCCGAAACCAGAACCAACTAAGCCAAAGGCAACTAAAATTTCTGATATTAATTTAGAAAAGAATAAACGAGAAATTTTTACTCTCCATGACGAAAAAGATAAAAACAAGAAGTAATACATTTTTTTAAAAAATCTATTGTTTTTATATATGGCGTAAAGAAAAGTTCAATAGCATGGGGAAATGGATCTGGAACTTCTCTAAACAATTCTATATCTTTTATTTTTAAATCTTCTGTGTCATTAGGAGGTGTATTTAGTGAACTCAAATTTCGATTCAAAAGAATCATTCCTTTCTTATAAGTTAAATATTTTTAAAGAATTGTATAATGATGAATGTGAAAGAAGAAACATTGCTTCACAAAAAATTTCAAGAATTATTCCATTAATTGTGGCAATGTTTGGTGGTGACACCAATATTTTTCAAAAGCTTTTTCTGGCAACAGATAATCCTCTATGACTTCCTTGACAAAGAAAGTAGGCAAGGGAGTATTAAAAGATTTTTCACTAGATCCACCACGAGAATCGTTTATTGATATTTTGTGTGAATCAATAAATATGTCGCAATCAAAAATTTTTACATGCATAAAAATCTTCACCTTCTTTTTTTATTTAATTAATAGACCAAGAGAGTATTAGTGCTCTTGGTCTGATTCTTCATGCTTGGTCCATGCTAATGTATAAGTTTTTAACCAAAAGTAATCTTTACCGAAATCACCATCAGACCGATATATATCAAATTCATTTATATTATAAATACCTAATGTCTCATACATGGCATCACGGTATGTCTTATAAGATCCAAGAACCTTATTATCATCTTTTCTTATTACTAGATAACAATCTCCGTATTTTTCAAATAATTCTTTCTCGTGGTCTGTAAAATAGCAGTGGGCTTTACCATCTCGATCTGTTGACATATTAGTATAATTAAAGAAATCTTTATTTTCAAATATAACAGTTCCTCTTTGTATTAATTTCATTTAATAATGTTGATTGTCAAGTAAAATTGACCCACTTTTACGTTTAATTCTGACCCACCTGAATTCAGAAATCACCTGATTTTCAAGTGGGTCATTTCTGTATGTAAATCTGATTTTTTACACTGTGAATTGACCCGTCAAGCGCATCAGCTGAACGGAAGTTCAGCATCCGGATCCATTACCGGATCACTCCATTCAGTATTTATGATTATGCTGTCTGAAACAGTATCATAATCCCCGCGAAGCTCCCTTAATTCTTGTTCTCGTTCTTCTTCTGAAAGACTCATCCACCATTCATACATTTCATCCTGGAAACGCATTGCGCTGACAAAGTCCATTGGGCATCCGTTTTCGCTATAAATATAGTCTCCGTTATCATAGGGGCTTCGTCCACTGGCTACCCATTTTTCTAATTCACGTAACTCATCTTTCGACATGGTTATTTCTTTTTTGTATTGTTTTAACTGTTCCTGCAGGAATTCTCTGTGCTCCGCAGGCACATTTTTTCTAAATCTCATATCTGCCTCCTAATTAATGAGCACCTGATATCCGTCAGTCTGCATTGAACTTTTATCGATCAGTATTCTTTTGCCGATTGGATCCAGCAATACATACTTACTGAGTTCCAGTAACCGGTCACTGATCAGGGAATGTACCATGTTCTCCATGGCTTTTATACGGTCATTTCGATTTATAGCTCCTTCAGATCGGTCAGATGTTTCGATTTTATTTTCACAGAGCATCTCTAAATTTAAAAATATATCATCTTCCTTACGGCTGTCTGATTCAAAACGGTCAGTATCATAGTTATATCCAAGACTCTTGTCTGCTTTCATCCTTTTCATAACACAAGTTGGATTTTTGATCTCATAACAGCTTCGCATTAGGTCATAGGCGGCTGTTTTTCCCTCTGTATTGTAAACTTCTATGATCTGCGGATATTTATCCGGTGTGATTTTTATACTCATTTCTATGCCTTCCTTTTTTAATACTCAGTTTTTGGACCTTTGACACGATAGCTGTCACCCGTTATACTTATGACATGGCAATGATGGACCAGGCGGTCAAGGATCGCTGCAGCGGCCAGCTTGCCGGTGAATAGTTCATCCCATCTGCCCATGGGCAGGTTTGTGGTGATAATGAGGGAGCTTTTTTCATATCTTTGGCGAATGATCTGAAAGAAAAGGCTCTCTCTTTCTTTATCCATTTTTAAATATGACAGTTCATCGATGATCAAAAGCGGAATCTTACTGATCTGTTTCAGAGTTTCTTTCAGATATCCTTTCTGCATATCCTCATACAGCTGATCGACCAGTTCTTTTGCATTCACAAAGAGAACCTTATATCCGGCTTCACATGCATTCCGGCCAATCCCGGTGGCGATCATACTTTTACCGACTCCCGGCGGCCCAATGATTATGATATTTTCATGGTTATCCATAAATTCAAGTCTGCCCAAAGATTGAATTTTATCCGCATCCAGGTTTGGATTGAAGCGGTAATCAATGTCAGACAGCCGTTTATCAGAGTCGAAATTAGCTGCATCTGTCAGGCGTTCAGCCTGTCGGCGTTTCTTTCCTGTTTCCTCCGCTTGTAACAGCATGATCAGGAAATCTTCATACGTCATAGACTGTTCTGAAGCTACACGTATAAGTTCCTGATATTGTTCGCGCATATCGACCAGTTTAAACTGTTTCATTCTGGCTTCTATATAAGCTGCGTTTACAACACTTGTCTCACTAGGCATTTACCGTTCCTCCTACATTCTGTTCATAGTAATCCAGATCCCGCAAAAGTTTTGAATCATCGTCACGGTATTCTCCGGTTTTACACAGAACTTCCGTTCTCTGTTCAGATATCTCAGGAAGAGACAGCCGGCCTGCATTGTAAGCTTTGAGCAGTTCTTTAAATGACAGGATGTCCATAGAATCATGCTGTATTGCATATCCAATAAAACGATTGAGGGTATCTGTATCATAAAGTTCTTCGAGCAACATGATCTTTCTTGCGTAATGTGTGGGCTGGTCAAACTTTTTCCCGGCTGCTTCCAGATAAGCCAGACCATTGCTGTATCTGGCAGTGAATTCCCTTCGTATCTGCGGAATCGATGTTGGCGCCTTTGGTGCTACATTTTTATAGTGCTCCGAATTTGTCAGGATTTCATGCTTGTTACGTGATGCTTCCAATTTCATGACATAGTTCTTTTTTCTGTCATAAAGCTCGATTCTGAACCCATAGATGATCCTGAAATACATGGTTTTGGCTGCAAAGATATCAGGAACGCTATACTTATTTCCGCCAATGCTGATATAACAGTCAGGACTGATGATCCTGCTTTCCAATTCCTTCAGTCGATAACGACGGTCTGGCAATGGCAGCAACAGATCCCGTTCTTCCTGAAGATAATGTATGTTTGGAATTCTTTTGGTCGTTGTGTGTGTTTCATTACACCAGGACTCAACGAAATCTTTTCCACGACGATTCAGATCTTCCATTGAAGCAAAGTGGTTTCCCTTTATGAATTGTTCTTCGATATAGTTGAAGGGTCTCTCGATCTTTCCTTTCTTGCGCGGCCAGTAGCAGGGACATGCATTAAGTTCTGTTCCCAGATGTCTTGCCATAAGCAGGGCATGGGGATTATAACGGATCTCCATTTCGTTCCTTGGATTATTTTCGATGACCAATGCTGTTGGATTATCGATCAAAAGCTCCAGTGTTACTCCACCAAGATCTTCAAACAGTTCCTGAATTGCTTCATAAATGGCTGCCGCATCTGCCTTTAAAGAAAAACAGACTGCTTTCTTTCTGGATGCTGAAAGTATCATTGAAAAACAGTAAACAGTTATGATCACGCCATCAACAGGGACATTATAAGGTGACCAGTCGAACTGAGCCTGATCTCCCGGAGGGCTTTCATGCCTTACAGTAGCTTTGGAACTGATGTGGTCTTTGATATCCTCTTCAATTTTTGACAGATACCGGTAAACAGGGCCAATGCTTCCTGTATAACCTCTTGCTTTCAATTCTCTAAAAATCCGTGTTCCATTGAAAAGAAACGGTTCGCATCGCCATTCGATGATCTGTTCTTTGAAACCATCAATCTTGCTCTTATAAACTGTCCGTTTATACACCGGTGCTTCTTTTTCTTCTAAAAGACTCCTGACAGTATTTCTGGACATTCCAAGTATTTTTGCAGTTGCCCGTTTTGATCTTGTCTGTTTATAAACTCGCTGAACAGCTGCCCAATCTTGCAAATCATACACCTTCTTTCAAACCTCCTCTCTTGTATTGGTGCATACAGAGAGAAGTGTATCGTTTGCTATCAGGTGGGTCAATTCTGAGTATTAAATTTTCAAGGTACAGTGTAATCAAGACCAGTTCTACTTACTCATTGCCACTGCTGTAGGTGGGTCAATTTTCCTCGTTAAAACTGGGTCAGTTTTAAGTATAAATCAACAAATAATACTCCTTTTTAATCATAATAATAGACCAGGAGAGTGTTAATTCTCCTGGTCTAAATTATCATATTCATTTAAGAAATTTGCTGTTCCAAAAGATGGGATTCTAAATGAAAAACTTGTTTTTCCATTTAAATTTGATACTGCAAAATCACCTTTTGAAATAATATCCATACCAATAATAATATCAAAAACATCATGTTTTTCAATTTTTAATACTCGCAAGTTATTAAAAACAAAATCGTCTCTAAACATTAAATCAATTGAATAAATATTTGTTAATTTTGACTCACGATGACCTCCAGTATAGAAATTTGATTTTCCAGTTGAAGTAAGATTATATTTTTCCACTATATTGCTTGTTATACATGAGACAGAAGCACCTGTGTCCCAAATACAAATAAAGCGATTTTTATCAATTAAATCATCTTTCTCTTTTCCTACATAAACATAGGAAGTAAGTTGATTCATTATCTTATTTGAACTATATGTAAGAACTCGTATTTTATCCATATCTTATTCACTTATAGAAATCCATTTATATTCTGGTATGCGAACATATTTTCTATTAAAAACACCATCACAATGATATATATTAAATTCACCTACATCATAATAGAAAAGTGTTTCTCTTAATGCTTCTCTATATGTTTTATATGATCCAATGATAATATTATCTAATTTTCTAATAGACAGATAACATTCTCCATATTTTTTATATAATTCTTCATGATGATAATAAAACCAATCTGTAGGATGATTTGGAATTTCTACAATTTCCCCTTCATAATAATGTATTTTTCCCATATTAAATTTCACCTCTTATCATATCATATAATGGATTAATTTCAATCTATATAAATAAAAGCACCACGTTTGCAAGCCGTGGTGAGTGTGTGCAGTTAGTGCATTTCAGGTAGTAGGAGAGTAGTAACCTCACGGTTCTATCCATACTATTCGATCCATCATGCTACCCAGGCTTTCCCTGGTTGGACTGTATATTGTACTATATGTTGTAACGCCACACATAATACGCCTTGTCAGCCTCTCGCACGTTAACTGTAAAACTACACTTTTACATGAAAACACATATGTTCTGGATTTACAAAAATGGACAATTATACTACAATCGAAGTCAGATAAACTTGTGATCACAGTTCTACATTGTGATTCGTTGCACGACAGTATATCTGACAATCGTCATGTAGTATTGAATTAATGGTACGCAATTTGTACCAGAAATGAGATTATCTAAAATGAAGCATTCTAAATATTATATTCATTTCTATGGGATTCTCCCAACATCAAATCTCTTTCTTGATACTTTCGTACAGGAAGGAGGTGAGATATGGAAGATGTATTTCTATTCGTTTTAACTCTTGTAGGATTATTAATCCTATGGTCGTTAATCCGCAGAATACCATCTAAGAACATGAAAAACTTTCACATCCATTTTGGATTTTTGAAAGGATTTGACATGTCTGGAGAATTCTATAAGGATGACACCAAAAATAATAAATAGTTTAGTTCATATTTTTGTAATCTCCTTTTGTCATTTAAGAGAGTGGAGAGTTGTTAGCGCAACTTTCTGCTCTCTATTTCTTTCTTTCTTCCTGTTATAATTGCGTTTTATTCGTGAATTTATCATCCACTTTTGTAAATTTAAACATATGTGTTTGCTAACGTGTCGGAACTACCATCTTCAATATATCCCTTTCATTCATTTTCAGAACTAAGGTACCACAGTGATGTGGATTACGGCTTCCTCCGATATTCGGCTTTATAGCTCTAAGGCTAAAGGTCTGTCAATAGGTGTCGAATCACCATCTTGAACAAGTTCTATACTAACTGTCGCGATTATGACAGCAGCATATCAAATGGGCATCTTAACTACGATAAAATTTTGAATTGAAACTAGCTTTATGGTTTATGTTAAGCTGTTTACCCAGACCTGCTTGTGAAAGTTTAAATCCTGCGAATCCTCCAATTGCTGTTGAGAGCAGTGGAAGTTTATCCAGGATCTGAGTTACGATGTTAAGAAAGGCGGTTGCTGTATCTATTACGCCTTTAAACATATCACTGTTGATTGTTACTGTTGCAAGCTCTTGGAGCTGTGTTTGGAGCTGGGCTATTTTCGCCTCCGTACTCTCAAGATACTTCTGGTTTTCTTCCAGTACCGAATTATCTGAGTGCTCAGAAGTTTCTTTTACCTGTTCAAGAAGAGAACCATTAGTAAGCAGGCTACTTAAAATATTAGACCTGTTTTTACCTGCAAGTTCTTCGATAAGAGCTTGTGCACGATTGGTACCCATAGCTTTATCTTGTTTCTGTATTTCACTATATATTTCAGAAATATCCTTTAATATAGAATATGTGTTACGATAGTTTCCATTTTCATCTAAGATGTCAACGCCTTTACCATTATTTGAAGGTACGGCTGTATAATCTTTAATTATCTGTTGTTTCTTTGCTTTGGTAGCTACTACATAATCATCAGTTTCCTCGCCAAGTTCTGCTAATTCCTTTTGCGCTTCTTCTGTCAAGCTGTTACTTTCAGGCACAAAAACCTTACTGACCATATAAATGGCGTACAGTTATTTCTAGCTGTATCTCATATTTCATTTTGTTATATTATGAGTTCAGACTGTATATTACATCCTTATGATATTGGATGGATAACTTCAACATATGTGTTACCACACACATCCTGCAGTCGTTACGGTTTCCTATATAAAATATAGGTCTTACCTCGGTATTACCTGCTTCCAGGCGTTCACCGATATAGTTATCTACTGATGAACATAAAGTCCATCCGTACCTTCCGATACGTTTAGGCCGAAAACCTACAATACGAAGCGAAACGGTCTTAAGTCCGGCTGCAACACTATTTACCAAATTTGTTACTTCTATAAAAAAGAAGGATAGGTCATTTCTGCCTATCTCCGTAACTTCGTTATTAAGTTATAATTACGGTTCAGATCATACCTTCATCTCTTCGAATAAGAGAGCCTAGCATATGCCTAATCGTTACCTTTTAGACTGTGATCGTTACAGGATCTCAAAAATATTGAGTCTTACCCACGGTATTGTCTTCTTCAAGAGTTTTACCGTTTTGAGCTAGGTTGAACATTACATATCACTATGTAAGTGGACAAAATTTATCCTGAATCGTTGCATTCGCACTTGTTATGAGTGCCGCTGACTCATCTAATGAGTTGCCCATTAAACTAAGAGTCGCACCAGCTTTTTGTAAACCAGTTGCTAACTCATCTGTTGATATAGAGAAATTATTCAAGCTGTTACTTTCGAGTAATATCACACTCTACCGACCACACATAAAAATGTATGGCGCATAGTCATTTCTGCCTATGTCTCACGTTTCTTTATTGGGATTATTGCGTGACGATTATATTAAAAATATAAAAGAGCCTTTCGGCTGATCGGACTGGATCTTCATCCTATAGAATAGGAGAGTAGCGAAACTTCATTTGCTTACCAAATAAAGTGTTACAGTCTCTCGGGATTTTATAATGTACATTTTTTATTAATTATTTTGTATAACAAATTGTTTATATGTATTTACTTTTCTATTTTGATATGGGATTATTATTTCAGAATTAATAGACATTGTGTTATCTTCATTTAGATGATAATTAAAAGAGTTATAATTTAAAAGAATTCCTTTGTTTCGAATATATAATTGAATTAATTTCTTACATAATTCTTCATTCTTATATAAATCATCTTCCCATAAATATAATATTTCAATATTATATTTATTTTTTACATATGTATGCTTTGACTTATCTTTAGATATTCTATCAAATTGATTTTTTCTCATTTTGTCAGTGAAAATAGTAGGATTACAATGCCAATAATCACCTTGAACTTCGATCATCAAATTATAATCCGTTAAATAATTATCAATTGCGTAATATTTTATATTTTTTTCACGCTCAAATTGTATATTTAAATTGGTTAAAATATCATCAGTTATCTGTTGCGGCTTAGATTGTGTTTTCCCAATTGCACCACTTTCAAATTCTTTTAATATGCGTTCTCTGACTTTTTGTTTATAATCAGGTTGTTGGGAATATACTTCTCTAAACCATGATTGTCTACATTCAGTAGAACAAAAATGATTTATTGTACCATTTTCTAATTGAGAAGGTTTAATATAAAATTCACTACCACAATAGTCACATTTTATTAATTTCTGAGTGAATTGTGAATTTAACACACCAACTCTTGTTTTTAACCATTCATTATTACATTGATGAGAACAAAATCTTTGAGTGGATTTTTTATAACATTCAAATTCTGTTCCACAAATTTCACATTTTCTAATCTCATAAGCTTGTTTTCTTTTATATTCAAAGTTACATTTTGAACAACAGAATTGATTCTCTTGTTTGTTTATATGATAGCCTCTACGATAAAATTCTTTTCCGCAATTTGTACAAGAAATTATTGTTCCTGTTTCTTTCAGTTTATATGAACATTCTTTTGAACAGGTTATATGCTTAACTTTTCCATCTAGTAAATTCTGATATCTATCTTTCTTTATCCTAATTTCTTTTCCACATGAATCACAATTATAATTCATATACTTTTCATTACGTTCTTGATTGCATTTTTGGCTACAATATTTAGTTTGTTTTGATTTTAAAACAGTAAATTCCTGTCCACAACTTGGACAAGTCTTCACAATCCATATTCCAGGACGCGATTTAGTTTTAATATTTGGCATATTACCAACTCCTATTTCATATTTTTATTTCTCATATAATGATAAAATTCAATTGCTTCATCTAAATTATCAGACTTAAAAAATCTCCAATTCTCTTTATTTTTATCATTTATATAACTTTCTTTATTGAAACCTAATGAATATAAATATCTCATCAATCTTACAGATGAAACATTATAATATTTATTTTCCATTTAATCCTCATTTCAAATGTGCATTATAATCTTTCCACGGTCTTGGCTTTCCCATAAGCTATTGACCGTTATAGCTACTTGTAGAGATAATGTCCCCACATATTACTATGTGTTTAGGCATAATCACACACCTACGGCATTTAGGGAATCGATAATTTTTTCCTGTGATAAATCACTATAAGCTGCTTTCATAGAAATAAGAGCAGAAGTTGCATCATCAATATTATCAAATTCCGAAACATTCTTTAAAATATTAGCGTTCACACTGGACTGTTTTGCCTTTTCCATACTCTGTCCCAAACGCATGAAATCTGCGGTACTATTCTGAATCTGCAGAGCAGTAGTACCAACGCTTTTTGCCATATCAAAGCTTTCCTTCTGGAATTCTTTCAGCTTACTGATCGGCTCATCGGATACTTTTCGCATTTCTGTAAGAGCAGTATCAAACTCTTTAACTATTTCCAAACCTTGTTTGAACGTATTCCAAACTTGATTCATTGCCTGGAATGAAGTCAAATACTGAGCAAGGTTTACCATTTTTTCTTTCCAACCTGAGAAGAATTTACTAAGCCCACTTTCAACAGGTTTTACAGAAGTTCCAAGATTTTTAATCTGTCCATTTAGTGTATTTAATTGGACACTTAAAGTTTGCGCTTCACCGGCACTATCCTTAAATGTACCTTTGAGTGAAACAATTCCATTTTTTTCTGTAAATCCACTAAAGGTAATATCCTGTACATTGGTAAGCTCTCTTAGATAACTTTCCAATTCACCTTTTGCATCTGTGATACTTGCCGGATCAATGATTTTACCAATACTACCAACAGATCCACTTAATCCACTGACTTTCTTCTCAAATTCACTAATGCCCATTTTGCCTTTTGCGACAGCAGTAGCCCATTTATTTATCTGTTCCTCACTAGATTTGAATACATCTCCAATTCCAGCAATGCCACTTTTGTCAGCTTTTATCTTGTCGAAAGCATTGTAAGCACTCTGAATTCGATCGCCATACTTACTAAAATTGTCTGTAATAGTCTTATCAATATCATCAAATCTCTGCTTTGCATTTGTTTCGGCAGTGTTCTGTGGTGTTTTGGCGTTTACTCTTGCCATAATTTTATTTCGTTCTTCTATAGCGGCGTTAGCTTCGGTTGTATTATGTCTAAACGTGTCAAGAGTACGAGCAAAAGCTTCATTGTCTGCCAGTGTCTTATAATCACCAACATAAGACTGATCAGTTACATATTTGGGGGTTTTAATAGAAGTGGAAGATGAAGTACTATTTGCAGACTTCTTAGAAACAGAGCTAACTTTTGCAGAAATAGAAGAGACATTTTTCTCAACAAGTTCTTTTACCTTAACTGCGTCACCGGCAACTTGTTCATATTCAGACATAATCTGTTTTACGTCATCAATTCTAGCTTGCATAACAGTAACTTCTTCGCCACTTGGAAGTGCCTTAGATATAACCGCTTGTCCATCAGCTTCAACTTTTGCCGTATATTTATCTGTCTTTCCATAGGCTTCTTCGAAAATTTGATTTAGTTTTTGAGCATAAGCTTCAGTCTGATCAAAGTTGAGAAAATCTTTTGGATCTAATTTTCCTGCTTTAATATTTTGGTATGCTTTTTCTGCCGATGCGGAAGCGGTCTGTGTCATTCCTTTTGGATTCTGATAAAGTAAATTACCATCCTTAGTCATTGTGGCTGATAATTTTTGCCACTCACCATTAGCAGAACGAATAGAAGCAGAGAATTTTACCATTCCATCATCAAGTTGTCTAATCTGTGGTCCAACAATGTCACTATCTGGATATTTCTTTTTTAATTCTGAAATGCCAGATTCATACATTTTCTGGTAATTCTTATTATAGTATTCTTCTGAAACTGCATTCTTTTTATTTCCAGTTGCTTTCGCAGCTTTACCTAAATCTTCCTTATTGCTTTTTAAAATATTCGCAAGATTCTGTAACTCATCTTTTTTCGCCAACATAGCATCAATCTGAGTCATTAATCCGGAAGTTACCTCAGATCCTAATGTTTCTCTGAGATTCTGAGCAGAGTCTGCAATTTCACTCATACTTGATTTAATTACATCAATAGAAGTTAAATCTAATAATGTAAACTGCTTTGAGTTTCCTGAAACAATACTTTCTGCGCCTTTTCCAATGTTGGTTAATGGTTTTCCAGCACCATTGGCAGACTTCTGTAATTTATCAATCTCTTTAGTGACGTTTTGAATATTTTTTCCTGCATTTGTCAACCCAGAGAAAATATCACCATTAAATTTTACGTTATTAATTTTCTGTAAAGCTTTCGCTGTTTTTTCAAGCTCATCAGCAATACTTTTTAATTGGCTGACTTTACTATCATCAACCTCTATACCAGTTTTTATACTAAAATCTTCATTAGGCATATAAATTCACTTCCTTTCTTACCATTTTAGATATCCAATAAACGTACTCCACGTAAGTTCCTTAATTGGATCTTTCTTTTCACTAATGTATTTCTGCATAAGCATATAAGCAGAAGTTGTTTTTGGAGCAGGTCTTCCCCATTCTGAAAAATTAAATCCTGTTCTCCAATATGGAGTTCCAGGAGCTGGATGTTCAGGACCATCAATGGCTCCACCGTGATAACCTTGTTTAAATATATACTCATAAATGTAGTCATTACCTACTCTATGTCCACCTAATTCATCAGAGCTTAAATTAACATTAATTTCCCCTGATAATGGCTTTACATCATATACATTTAATAGAGATTCAGTTCTTTCATAGTATTCAGGATTGAATGACATATACCAATCTTCAACTGCGAACCTGCTTGCACTTTCAATCTCAGGAGCAGCCTTTTTAGGTATTTCTTCATTTGTTTTTTTTTCTGCAGTCTCAATACTATCAGCTAATTTTCTAAATTTTCTAGCCGCCTTATTGAGATCAGAGGCGTTAATTTTTAATGAAATCATATTTTAACTCCTATTCAAACTGTAAAAAGCTCCATGACCTTTGACAGCCATGGAGCTTAACTAAATGTTCATATTTTATTTTGAAGAAATCGCTTTAACAAGCTTTATAATATCTTCCTTACTAATATCCTTCATCGCTTCAGCAAATACCGGTGCTAGAGACGTGCCAACCTGTTTCAGCACATCATTTACTCTTGTAACCTGATTCTGAATAAATGCCTGTGTTCCATAATGATTAGTCATAAAATCCTGTGCAGTCATTTCCTCAATAGCTGTAAATTCTTTGACATCATTACCAATTGCTTTAATAAGTTCTACAACAAGTCCGTCTCTGTTAAGATAGTCATAATCTTCGGCCATAGTCTTATTGTCCATATGAATATATGTATAGTTGTTAATAATCGTGTACACATGAAGCACATGTCTAACTGGAGAGCTGACACTTACAATATCCTTTTTCTCAACATCTTTCCAATATGCGTTCTCAACAATTTTTTCAGCAAGAGTCATTTTTGTATTGATCGGCATATACTCAATTTTTACCATTGATTTAATATAATCCTGTTTTTCCTGATCGGATTCCTTCTTATTATATGTATTAATAAATTCCTGTACGGTAATATCTTTCATAGTTAATTACTCCTTTTCAAACAATTTTTCCTTTTACTCATAAACAGTAACTTTCCAATAATTTCCATCGGATGTCCAAATTTCTATACAATTACCATATGGATTATATTTAACTCTGCATACCTGTGGTGATTCACATATTTTCCAATAAACATCCGATGGAATTCTATAGTTACTTCTTGTTAATAGTTCATTAATCTCATAAGAGTACATAATAATTTTTTTCCAATATTTAATTTTTCATTTCAGAGTATTTTTCACATACATAATCCTTGATTTCCGGTTGAACCCTTCCTTCAATAGCTTTTCTTAGTAAACTGCAATTTCTTGCATAGCGTTTACATGTCTTACACTTATCTTCGAATTTCACCTTATCATCGTCATTATCAAAGATTCCAATATATTCAACAGGATAAATAGTCAGTTCAATTCTTGGATTATCCTTGTCGTAGTAAATTCTCTGAGGGCGGAAGAGTGCTACATTATCATCCTTCCATATTAGCTGTGTTTCTGTGATTGTATCATCTAAGCATTTTTCATAGTTTGCACAATCTTTATCAATTCTATCGAAATAAAAAACAGCATCTATAAAAAAATGCTGTGTATCATTTACCTCTCTGGTCCAATTCTGTTTTTTAACTTCATCCTCGATTATTTTCTTGAATGCTTTTTTATAATCCTTCGCTTCTTTAGTCTCATATACCATTGAAAGTGGTCTACCATTTTTCATTATGGTACGTACAGAAGTATAATGGTTAACTGATGGTGGTATAGGAGAGGTCAGGTATAATTTTTCTGTCATAAATTTCCTTTAATCATGTGATTTTAATTATTTTTACTCGTATAATTAATAGAAACAAAACAAATTTTACTAAGGAGGATTTTGATATGAGAAATTTTAAGGAGCTTAAAGATAATGAGAAAGAAGAAATTGCTAAACAAATTGCATTGCAAATCACAGAACGAAATCACAACCACGATACAAGTAATGTTGCTAATACTTTTATTGATGCTTACGATTTAATCATCAATGAATTTCTGCAGCACTAATCTACATTGACTGCATCTAATATAAGCTCTTTACATCTCATTAAAACAATTTGGGCTTGCCTCATAGTGAGTCCTTTTGTTTTTAATAAAGAAATAATTTCAGAAGTTATTTCAAAAAAATCGTTTTTATTAATTCCCCAGAAATCATAGAATGTATTTAATTCATATTTATAATTATTTCCTGCAATCCATTTTTCATGTTCTGATTCTGTTCTTTTCTCAAATTCCATATAAAATCATCCTTTTACTCTTTATTTAATCTGTCCAATAAACTGTTTTACTTTATCAAAACCAACCATTGCACCAATACCACTTAAAATTCCAAGTAGCACTGCACAAATAATATTGTTTACATCAAAAGCAATACCATATAACTGGTAATATACAAGTGTTCCTACAGTTCCGATAACAATTGCAACAATAAAAGCAAGTAAATTGGAAGCATATTTTCTATTTGCTTCATCAAGTAATTTTTTAATTGTCTCAACTACAAGTCCTGTTGCAATACTATAAATTGCAAATAACATAATAAAAGTATTTGTATTCATTCATTTCACCTCTTTAACCGGCTGCTTTATTTTCTTCTTCATTATTTAAGTCTAAAGTTACAGATGGAGTCTCTATCGGATTTTCAAACTGTCCCATTTGATGTTCCACACGACTATTTTTCATATAACTTAAAACAGTTGGAATTAATGAGGCAGGAATAGCGACAAGTGCATACATAAAACTTGTGTCACCTGTAATAGTTGCCATATGTTCTGTAAACCATAAAATCTGTATACAAATAGCAATCACAGTCCATAACACCATCTTACTTGTTCTTGGTTTCTTAAACTTAGGAAATCTGCGTTTTGCTTCTCTAAGTTCTTTTCTCATTTCATATTGACGCTTTTGCTGTTTGATCTGAGTCATTTCTTTTTCAAATTCTTTTTCTGTTAAATATTTCATAATGTATCACCTATAATTCGTGATTTTTCCATTTTTCTCTAAGTCTCTTATGATCACTGATAAGGAATGCGAATACAAAGCGTCCTGGATTTCTTTTTGAATCTAAGACTGCCTGTAGTTCTGCATTACCGCGAAAAATATAAGCATTACTCTGAAGAGCATTTTTAAAGAATACACATTTTTCAGGATCATAGTATTTATTCATTACTTCGTTATATTCACGCATAAGCATTTATCCTTTTGATCATATAGAAAGGCGAAAAAATGAGGTAAGAATGATTTTAAAACGCGAACAATGCGAATAGGTCATATTTTTCTTACCTCCTTAATCACTCTTCAAAATTATTTATTAGTAGTTTTATTAACTACTGGTTTTACTGTAGAAACCGGTTTAATCTTTACTGTCTGTTTCTTTTTCTCATCAGCTTTCTCAAAAACTTTATCATTTTTAAGAACTGGTTCGATATTTTTGATTCCATCCATTACCTCATCAGAATCATCAATTTCGTCATGAACTGCTTTTAATTCTTCATCAGAGATCTGCATGATTTTATCAATATTTCCCTGTACAGATGAATTGAACGGAATATTTTTAATATTCACTGCAAGAAGTTTTTCTCTAGCTTCTTTTTGAGTAAGTCGTTTACCAAGCCAATCACTAATAATGTAGTAAACATCCTGGCACTCAGCTCTATCAAAGAGAGTTCTCCATCTTGGTTGACGTTCATATTCCCAACAGTACGGACAGTATTCATACTCAGTCTCACACATTAAACATTTTCTTTTCTTAGACATGGTATCTCCTTTCCTTCAATAAATCCCATGGACATATTAGCCCATGGGATTAAGAAAATATCAGTCTTCGTCTGCCTGTACATCATCTTTTGGGAATACCATATAGAACAGACGTTTCTTTCTTGCACAGTAGTCAGACTGAGCATCACCCTTGTAATCGAATGTAGAATCATTCTTCATAGCAATTGTGGTCTCTGGACTTGGCTGGAAGCTTGGGAATACAATGTAACCAAGACGCAGAACGTCTTTTTCACATGGGTCACAATATAATCCAACGATTGTAAGGCGAACTGTTTTAGGGAATTTATTTGCATGATTCTCAATAATAACAGTGTCTTTACACTTGTACTCATATTTAATAAGCAGCTGTACGATTTCTGCATTGTCCTTTACTTTAGTTGGGAAAGTAATCTTCTTTGCTGCCAACTGGAATTTTGTATTCTCGTCAGCCTCACCATCAGACAGAGTAAAGGATTTACCGGTACCACCATCTTTATAAATTGGTGTTACACTAACAGTACCAGTAACAGGCTCATCTGGAAGATCAAAATCTGCCTTACTTGGGTCCACAAGAAGCATTTTTGGAGCTTCCATTTCACCTACAGTATCAACCATGATCTTTTTAGATCCAGTTGTACCTGCATAAGCACCAAGTACAAGGTGAGTATTTGTCAGAGTAACGGTTGCAGCTTTAGCAGTATAAGATCTCTTAATAAGAGCACCATCCTTATCAACAGAATCTTTGGTGTCTGCAGAAATGTCGATAGAAACATCACTGATATCCGGAAGTCTGTAATAAACTTCTCCAGTGTCTTTATTATCAGCGACAGCATGAAGGGCTGAGTCCCAAATTACACCATCAAGATTAAACATGTGTGTATCCTCCTTTTAAATTTTTGCATAAAAAAAACAGACCTAAGTTTGGTCTGTACTACGTAACCAGTTAAATGACTCTTGTTTAATATTTTTCGTATCCATAAATCCGCTATAAGCTCCTTGTGTGAGAGCAATAGTAGAAGTGTAGATTTGTGAACGCTTAACAGCATCCATAAATTCATATATTCCGCATTCTTTTAACTGATCTTTACTATATTTGAAACCAGGATAAACAAGCATAGCAGAAATCAAATTAACTAATTGTGATTCATACGGCTTATTTGCCTGAGCTTTCATTCTATTTCGGTCTCTTTCGATGACCAGTTTCTTTGCAGTTGCTCCTTTTATAATCTTAGTTCCTGTATAAGTCATACCATTAATACGCCTTATATAAGAAACAATATGATGATAAATAAAAGAATCAATTGCAAAATCAAGTTCTTCATTATAAAGAACTGTTTCGCCTGTCTCATTTTTTGTAGCCAAGCGGAATTTACTAAAATCTAAATCTCCAAATAAAATTCCTGTTTTGTCTGGTGTTAAGCTTGTAGCAAAAACACAGAAAAAATCAAATTCACTAATCTTATTCCAATCTTGTCCATTATCCCAAAGCATTACTTTAAAATCGGACGGTGTACCACATAATAAACCAATCATCTGATAATATTCCTGTTCACCAAAATTAATAATATCCTGCATAGTCGGTTGCGAAATTGTTATATAACTGTTCAGTCTATATGGTTCTCTAAATAGAAGTTTGCATTCATCATATTTAAAGATTGATTCATCAAACTCTAACTTGTCCATGGCTGTTTATTAATAACCTGTCGCTTTCCATTTCGAATACCGGTGATATTATTTATGGTTTCCTGCTCGAGTACGATAGTGCGGATGATATAATTTGAATCTGTAAAAGATTCCTTATCACTTACAATATTACAATGTGCACCAAAAATATTGGACCAATTAAATCTGTCACGAATAATTGAGCCAATAAGATCGTGTCGTGTAATTCCTGTAAGTGGATCAATTGCATCACGTACATCTACCATTACTAAAAAAGTAACATTCATATAACACATGATTTGGTTGTACTTTGGAATGTCTGTGAATTCAGTTTTAAAACAAAGATGATGCCGAACTTTATCTTGTGTATTAGGTAAATAGAAGTGAGGGTGGATATTCCCTTCTTCTCCATAGTACATAGTCCAATCGCCATCGTAGTTGATAGTTCCGTCCGGATTAAAAAGTTCAGTATCTTCTAAGTCTAAATTGTGAAATGCATACAAGAGTTCTGGAGATTTTAGTAAGGCTTTTTTAACCTTTTCTTTTAGATAAATATTATTATCATCAGGAACACTCGTTAATGCTGTAAGCTTTGCAAGAAGTTCCTGCTTTGTTTGAAGCTTATCCATTTATGAGCCTCCCTTATAATACGGATGAAATTTGAAGTTGAATTTCTCCAACAATATTTCTTCCATCTTTATTTATAGAGCATTTAATTACAAGAATTTTCGTTAAATACTCTTTATTGTCTGCTATTTTAATTTTAATTTTATTGCTTTCTTTTTGCTCTAACCAGGTGATTAAATCAGTGTTATCAGTGACTTCGATTTCATCTGGGTCTTCATGTCTGTTATTTTTTACATAACATGACCAGCTACTTTTTGCTAAATAAGGGACAAATTTATCTGTGATTTCGTTACCCTGTATATTAAAGAATTTTGCAGTAATTAGTTTATAACTACCACCAATCTTAATTTTATTGGCATTACATAATAAATCACAATGAGTAGTATCCATTTTTGTTTCAGTGTCTGTATGGAATGGAGTGTCAGTAGGGACTTCATTGTCATATAAATCTGCATACATAGCAAAAATGTCGCCTTGAGCATACTCTATATTATCTCTGCCATCTGTATATGGATCAAATTTATCCTGTGCAAAAGTAAGTCTCTTCAGTCCAAATAAAGGTGCTGTTTCAACTTTACTTATCTGAAATACATTTGGTTTTTCTACAGGTGCAGAAATGATTATACGCATATTCTTATTGTCTTCTTCTACATAGTAGATATCTTCAGTAATTGGATTCAACGGAACGATTGCCTTAAACTGGCTCTCGGTGGAAGTAGAGTAATACCTTATGTTACTTTTACAGTTCGTTAAGCTGTAAAAGAGCACGAATGCTTTTCTCATATTCTCATATGAAGTGCTGACTATATCTTCACCATGCCTTGTGGTTTAGGTGTTCTCCATTTCAGACACTTGTCCTACATAATAGTCGATGAACCTTACTCTGTTCGAGTCTTGGCTGCTGATTGTCTAATATTTGTAATTTTTAACATTCACGATTAGCTATATTTCATTCTTGCGTTGTAGTTTACAAATCTCTAAAGAGTTTCCAGCAATTAGAAGAAATTCACTGCACAGTTTCCAAATGCAGTGGACAATTACTTATCAGTCCATACAAATGCGTTACTTATTTGATTCGTTAATTCAAATAAGACCTTTCGGTTTTCTCTTTCTTTCAAAAGAAGTTCAGACTATATCTTCATCCTTTCGGATGTCCTCCACAGTACCTACTTAGGTAACTTAGTCGTTGAACGTTCCTCTGTTCGAGGCTTCGCTGCTGATTTTCCATTAAAAAAAAGAACAGGGGATTTAACCTCGTTCTCATACAATTAATTTTTTCTGCTTTCGCCACATTCACGATTAGTTATATTTCATACTTGCGTTGTAGTTTAATTGTCTTTAGGAATTTCCAGCAATTCAAAGGATGGTTTCCCCTTATTTCTAAAGGGAAGGACCATGTAACAGATCCTGAGTTGTACGAGGATTGTGTCCTCGTCACTCCCCAAATTTTCCGTTTATACCGTTTACCGTTTTTCTTTACAATAAAATGAAACCAATAATCACATGGAAGGATATTATATTTGACAAACTGATTACCTATTTCTTTTGTACAGATAAGCCATCTATGATAAATACCTTGATCATCGGCTACATCACAATACATTCCTACAAAATCGTCTGATCCGTATTTTCGTCTGTAATCTGTTTCAAAATAATAGAGTTCATCGGTTGGTTCAAATTGTGTCTTTTGACTTGGTTTAAATTGTAGATAATACTCAACCTGGTCTTTATCAAGTGAGCTATAAGATTTGACAATAAATTTTGCGTCAATGCGAGTTTTGGTTGTATGTGATCCATAGGTAATATTTCTATTCAAAGTAGGAGAGTCATCATGATAATAATCATAGATATAACAAACCCTTGATGCGATAGAATTATTCCATGTCGCTTCCATAGCATCATCAGATTGTTTTTTAATCTGTTGACCAATCGTTCCAATATTCGCATATAATTGCTGCATCTCTCTAAAGGTAGGCATAATCAGTCCTCCTTTATTTTAAGCACTGCAACACCGGCATCTAAAATGAGTTTTCTATAATCCTCAAATTTAGAATCTGGTTTATTGTATGTAACTCTGGCAGCTTCTAATAATTCAATAATTGGTACCAACTCAATAGGATAGAAGAGTAGACTATTTAACCCATCTAAATCATATTGAATATTCTGGAATATTTCATTTACATCTTTACCTGGGTATTTATTTGAAGTATTTGGATCTGCACATTGTAATAAGAAAAAAATAGAACCTCGTAAGGTCTTCTTAATTTCCGACATTTGCATGTCACTGAATTTGCCGTAACGGTGTTTCGTCATGACGTTTCACCTCCGGAGATATAACTATTGTTTATATATCCATCATCACGGATAAATTTTCGAAGGTTACGCTCTAAAGATTCGAGTCGTTCTATATTCGTCTTATAGTTAGCTTGGATGTTCTTTTCTTCCTTACTACCAATAATTCTTGCAGTATTAATCGCATTATCAACCTGTGGCTTTAACCAACCGATTACCATATATTGAGCAAAAATATTTATTACAAAATCATCATCTGATTCCTGATCTGATGGATTATTGAGAGAGTATGTCAACTCTAGTAATCTATCATCCAATTTTAACTGAGAAAATTTCTTCTTAATATATGGCTTCGATGCAGCGTCATGTAACCATGAACGCATACGATCATATGCGAAATCTTGCGGTAATTTATAGAAATTTGGATCATCCATTAGATTATAAAATCTATTAAATATTTCATCGTAGGTCATATAGCACCTCCGATCTTATTAATTACATTTTCAGATCAAAACGAGTACCACAAACTTTGTCAATGATTTTCGCTTTGTTCCACTGTTCAAATGTACCGTTTTCCATCTGTGTAGCATAAGTAGTGATAATTCTATTTTTAGCTGTAATTGGAAGCTGAATAAATGCTTTTTCAAAGTCACGATATGGAAGGTTCATTACTTTCTCAATATCTTTTTCATTAAACATATTTTCATAAACTTCCTTTACTTCAAACCAGTGCTCGTCATTTATAAGATTTTCATCCTCAATAATAATATCTGGATCAAATATAGAACCTTTATGCTGAAGCATTGCAGCTTTTAAATCCTGATATTCAATATTTCGTCTATCACCAGCACCATTAAACGCATATGTCATGTGTGTATGATCACCTGTAAACAAGAGCACACCAGCAAAAAGTGACCTACATGGAATCATTTCCTCTGGTCTATAATCTGCATCTGTTTTTACTACTTTTTTAGGTTCTTTTACCTCTACTTTTTCAGGTTCATCCTGAACCGTAATATAATTGGCTCTTACCATTTCAATTGCTTCGTCAGAAAGTGGAGTCATATGATTTTTCACAGGAACTTCGTTTTCCTTTAATAACGCTACAACATCTGAACTTGGTACACCAATTTCTTTTGCAAGCTCAAAAACTTTCATAGTTATTTTTCCTTTCATTCATAAAAATAGGAGTGTAGTAAACAACCACACTCCTAAATATTTTTATATTAGACGAAATTACGCCTCAAGAGTCCATGTACCAAAACGTACATTAGTCATTGTCTCAAGACCCATGCAAGTTCTAATACGGTAATCTTTTGTCTCATCACCAGTCTCGCCCATTTCGTTTCTTTCAAATGTTGCATCAGAACCTTCATAAACGAACTTAACGAACTTATCAATATTATTAGGCATAATCAGAAGTTTCTTATCATCTTCCAGATAGTGCTCAACATCATTGTAAGCAAATGCCTGTGGAATCTCTACAATTTCTGTTCCTTCGAATGATCCAAGACGACCCATTCTATAGATATCAGATTTTGCTTCATTAGAAATCCACTGTACACTACCGAAGTTCTGAAGTTCTCCAAGAGCTACCTCAGTACCCATAATTACTGCCTTAGAACCGGTAGCAAGCTGTACATCAGAGATAAGTCTTTTCAGTTTAGCTCTATTTTCAGCTTTAGCTTCACCTTTGATATTCCATTTTGTAGGAACTGGAAGCTGCTGAGATGCAGACATAACAGCATCATGAAGCATTGTATTTACATAACGATCAAATGCTTCTGTAATTTTATTAATCAGCTCATTCCAGTCTTCAACACCCTGCATAAACCTAAGAAGGCTCATGTATACGCCTAATCCAAAGTAGCTTGTACTAACTGTGCGAGTCTGTCCTGCGCCAAGTCTCTGACGTTCAATTGCGTGCTGTCCACCAGAAAGTTTTGCTACAGTAAGAATACAATCATCTTTAATGTAGAAACTGTTTTTCTCTCCGATTGTTGTATTCTTAAAATCAACATATTTTCTAAAGAATGGATCTGCTGACCAACCTGTTACCAATGTGTCATCAATTGTGTCCTCGATAATCTCGAATAACGCTTCTCTTACTGCAGTTCTTCCTAAAGCACGTTTAATCTGAATATCAGTTGCGTCCTCGGAAAGTCCTGCAATTTCTCTAAATTTTGTTCTAATTACAGTATTGGCATCTGCTACAGACTGGTTCTGAAGTGTGCCATTATATGTATCAATACAAATTTTTGTAAAAGTTTTAATATCTTTTGCGTCTTTAAATTTTTTCTGATTTAAATCAGTATATTCAGCAAATAATAATTTTCTCATTATGATATATCCTCCTTTCTATTAGGCTTCAACAGCAGCATTTCTCTTAACGAATACTGCATATTCACCGTTTGGCCACTGCTTGTAGATATAGCCAACAAAACCATGTGTCACAGTTGTTTTATTTGGATCTTCTGCAGCAGTTGTTAATTTGAAACCAGTTCCATCAACAACAACATATTTTCCAACCTCAACCTCTGTTTCGTCCTTGAAAGCTTCTTTAGAAAGGCTAAATCTGTCTGTTTCGAATGTTTCAAATGCACGAATTCTTTCTCCCTGACCAATAAAATACTGGGATTCTTCCTGCATTCTCTTCGTGTACTCTTCGTAGATTTTTACATCATTTGCAAGGATTACGATTTTATCTGTAATCTTTGGTGCTTCTACTTTAAATACATCGTCCTCTACATAATTTTCTGGCTTCAGAACAGATACAGAGCCATTTTCCATCTCTGCATCTTCATTAACCATTGTGTAAAATGCACTTGGAATATCAGTTGCGTGCATTAATGTGGCATGAAATACGCCATGTTTGTCGTATAAATATTTTTCGAAATTAGATGCCATTTCGGTTTCCTCCTTTAATATTTTTAGGCAATAAAAAAAGAACCTTCGTTATAGAAGGTTCTGAATGATTTTAAATTCGTTCCCAATGAAGAACTGTTCCGTCATCTAAATGACCAGTATATTTTATACGTCCAGATAAATAACTACTTACACATCCGCCATATTTTTTATCCGCCGCATCCATAGAATTAAATATTTCACCTGTTTCAATACATTTAACAGGAATTCGATTAAATCCGTTTGGATTATTTTCGTTTCGCTGTTTGTTTTTTTCGTAACCTAGAGCAAGCGATTGTTTTTTAAGATTTTTATAATCCATATTAAGATATCCTGATTCACAAGCAATTTTTAAATACCTGCTTACAGTACTATTTGATATTTCAAGCCTTTTCGCTATTTCCACAAAACTTCGCATTCCTTGTTTAACTAAGTTACAAACTGAAATAAACATTGATTTTTCTGCAACGACACGGCATAAAGAAAAGTTTATTTTTGATAAATTTAAGATTTGAGCCACTTCAGAAATTAAAATATGTTCTTTTATATAATCATATCTATTTTCTATATCAATATAATTACAATCAATTCGAATTACTTTTATATTATGTAATTTTGCCAATGCGTCTTTCTTTTCATCAATTTGTTTTCCGGTAATATCTTGTTTACCATTGAGAGTAAAATTCCCATGTCCAAGTCCACCATCCATTTCAACAATATATTTTTTATTATTTACTTTAAAATAAAAATCATATCTGTATGGATGTGCCCAATCTGGATTATATTGATGTATATAATCAACTTTCAGTTGGTTTAATATAGATTTCATGAATTTTTCTGCATAACTAAATCCATCACTACAATATTTGCATTGCAGACCATGCATAGATACTTCATTTCCTGTTTTATATATTTCATTGCCACAAATAGGACATATAAAATATATTTTTTTATTCGTATTGGTTTTATACCTATAAGCATCATCTGGATTTTTAAGTAACGGTATTAATTCAGGATTTGTTGTTGCCATATCATTTATACCAGAAATTACCCTACTATATAATTTTCCAAAACATTTTGGACAATTTAAATGTTCTTTTTCTGGCATTATATTTTTAGGTTTTTTCTCAAACTCATATCCACAACTGTGTCTAATTTTAATAAAATCAGAAGCACTTATATATTGAGAAATAAGTGTATACTCATTTTTATTAAACTTGCTATAAAACTTTTCTTGAAATTCTTCATTAGTTAATGTAATACCCATAATAAATAAACCTCACTTTCAATTAAAAAAAGAATCCTAAAAGTTCTTTTTATTTTTTTACTTCTGTATTTCTGCAAGAAGTATTCTCAATGTTTTCGAACTTAGGATTCTTCTTATTCTTAACATATTTATGTTCCGTTTTAGGACGTTTGTTAAGATAATCAATCAATTCATCCGTATATAAGAACATCCAATATTCCCTATTTGTAGATGGATTAATTGATCTTGCAATATATCTTTGCTTTGCATTCTCCATTAATTCTTTTTTCAAAGTTGGAGAGTAGCAGTAAAATACATCACTCATAATAAATGCCTCTTTCAACTATAAAATTTTTCTATATTCAATTGTCATTAATTACTTCTAAAATTACTTTCTAAGAGATTTAAAATAATCTCCATAAGGTGAGTTCTCATTATCAGCTTCTGGTTTTTCAGAACCAACACCAAATGTCATTCCACCATTAAATTTCTTTTTGGATTTTGTTTCAGAAGTGTGTACAGAAAAAGTACCTGCATTAGATGTGATAAAATCAGCAAAAATAACTTTTGCCTCTTTTTCAAGATCAATAAGACTGTACTGGTCCATATTCTCAACAAGAGTCTTGAATTCATCTGTGTCTCTCAGATCATTGTATTTCTCCGCATTAAGAATTTCTTCTCTCTGTGTATGAAGTTTTGCAAATTCTGCATTTTCTTTGTATTCAACAAGAGATGCATAATTACTTCTCATCGCTTCAACTTCATCCAATTCCTCTTTGGTAAGATATGTAGCGTATACTTCTACACGATCACCGGTAAGAGAGAAGTTATCTCCATCCTGGGAATATGTCTGCTTGTAAGCAATACCTGTCCAATAATCAGACATAATCAGATAGTTCTCATAAACTTTAACGGAATACCAGCAGTTATCTGATTCACCATACTGAGTATTTACCAGATCAGATAATGCCCAAATTTTCTCATCAAGGGCAATTTCAAAGTTTGCGGATTTCTCATCAACGGTAATAGAGTATTTCTTCTTCTTTTTACCATCTGTTCCGCAAGCCTCTTCCTCAACTGGATTTTCTTCAGACCCATCAGATGTTGTAACAGGCTCATCTTCGGATACCAGATTTTCTTCCTGGGTTTCGCCAGCTCCCTCTTCATTTACTGGTTCTTCTACAGGATCAGCGTCACCATTACCTTCGTCTGCATTTTCATCAGAAGTAGGTTCTGGATCAGAGTTACCATCAGTTGTACCTGCATCACCGGTTCCATCATCAGAAGCTGCGCCACCGTCATCATCAAATGTTTCTGTAAATTTCTGTTCAAGCTCTTCGTCAGATAATCCCTCGTAATCAAAGGTAATATCCTCGGCTGTTACATTATATTTCTTAAGTAATTCTTCAAATTTCACCAGATCATTTCCTCCTTTCTGATTAATTTGTGTATTATTATTGAAACAAACCTTTTCTAACTTGGATTCAATGTTAGAAAGTCTAGTCTGTAAATCAATCAAAACTGAATTATGTGCTTCACTAAAATCAACAATATCTGCTCTGGAACCTTCCATTCCTTCTGCAATTTCCTGTTTTTCTCCATTAACATCACGAGAACCCAAGAATGTTGAAGCATTTAAATAAAAATCATCTAAATCAAGAACTTTTTCTTTTGCATCATAAGATAATTCTTCAATGACAAGCTCACAACTATTTTTAGTACCGTTTTTTTCTTCAAGTATAGAAGTAGTGCGAGTGTAGTCTTCAGCAATATAAGCATAAGCACATACAAAGTCTTTATCTAATTTATCATCATGTTCCCAAAATGCTGGTTCAGAAGAGAATGATCCAACTTGAGATTCAATATATACTGTTTCATCTTCACCAGTTTCTTCGTTTCTGACAGTTTTCATTTCGTGACCTTCGAAATCCCAGGAACCATCGTCAAGCTGATGAATAGCTGCGAGTACCGGTCTGTCTGGGATTGTTTTCATTGCACGTTCTGCAGCTTCTTTAGAAACACGAGATTTATTTCGATTTACTCCAGTATGGAAAATTTTAATTTTAACTTTTTTCATACCACGATGATTTTCATCAACAGAGTCTTCTGACTCAAAAGTAGTAGGAACTTTTACCGCAAGTTTATATCCTGTTTCATTTGAACTGAATTTTGCAAATTTCTGCTCTTCACAAAATTTGACTAAATCATCAATGGTGAGTAGCGTTTTGTTTCGCATATTTGGTATTTACCTCCTTTCCAAAAATTTCTATATAATAGCCCTTAGAAAAGAGGACTAAACACACATAATATTTGTGAATTTTACTTTAGACATATCAATGTCATTTTCTGCAAAATTCATCTTAGTATTATTTACAAACATATAAAAATGAGCAGGTGTCTGGACCTCTATATAACCTAGAGTGATCAACTGCTCACGAACTTCTTTATCATATGTAAAAATAAATTTTTTATCTTTCATTATTTATCACTCATTTCATTATGGTATCTCCATAAATATCCTTTTGCAGATTTTCTTTCTCCTCTACAAACAAGACTGACACTGGTTCCGTTTTTTAATCCGACAGCAGTTGCTGCAGCTTTTGCAGAAGAATATGTTTTTACAAATTTACCATCTATTGTATACTGATCAACTGGTTTATCGGAACCGCCTCTCTTTTTGTAAACAGGATATTTATCAAAAGAATCACCATGATATCTCCATACATAACCGAATCGAATCGGAGATTCACCATTGCAGCACATTCTTATATTACAACCTTGATCTAAGCGCTTATCAAGATATCTCAGTGCATCTTGAAAACTATCAAATGTATTTAAGAGTTTTCCATCTATCGAATATTGATCAATCTGTATTCTAGGTAACCTAATTTTCTTATCGTTTAAAACAAATGGTTCATCTTTAAATCTCCATATATAATTATATGCTTGACTAGATTCACCTTTACAACACAAAGATATATTACAAACTCCACTTAGATTATTAAACAATTCCATAGATGCATCAGATAAAGAAGAATATGTACAAACATAATTGCCATCAAAGTCATATTTGTCAACTGGTATACGATTTCTATAATTTTCTAAAGTAAAGTTAAAATTTTTATCAGTAGACCAATAATAATTGTAAGCTGTTTTGTTTTCACCAATTGCACAATTTTTAATTCCAACATGACAATCTCTATTTCCAGTTACTGCTAGAGCCGCTTGCGTATAATTATCATATCTTCTTATAAAATTCCCATTTAAATCAAATTGATATACAAATGTACTTCTTTTATAATGGTATAAATCATATTTATCAAATGGTTCACCCTTATATCTAAAGACATATTTTTTACCAACAACCAACGTTTCACCCTTGCAACATTTTTGAGCTTCACCTTTTCCTACATTTAAATTATCTGCTGCATCTGTTGCACTTCCATATGAACCAATTAATTTTCCGTCTATATCATAAACATCAACAGGTGTGGCTAGACAAGTTCCTATATTAGAATTTCCGCCAATTGAAAAATTATAACCAATATCTGGATTGGTACTATTATATTTAGCAATATAATATATTTCTTTTTTATTTAGAATTTGAATTAATTTTTCCTTTGTGACTCTTGTATAATGTGAAATTTCTTCTATTTTAAAATTTTCAATACCATACTTATCAAATGCATTATATAAATGATTTCGTTTACCTTGACATCTTTTGTGCTGACTCCATCTACATTCTATAGTTCTTATCGTTTGACCTATATATATTTTGCCATTAATTAAATTTGTAATTTTATAAATATAACCAGTATAAGTTCCATCTTTATTTATAGCCATAAATTGCCTCCATAATATAATCTTCTAAAATATAAAAAGAGTGAAGATTAGTTTTTCTTTAATCTCCACTCAGCTAATAAATCATTTAATAATTCAGAACCTTCAAACACCCAATATTTTTTATGAGTTTTCTCATGAACTGATTTTGTAATATATTTTAAATTGTGCTTATTTAAAAAGTCCTTTAATGGACCACTGTAGCAATAAAAATATTTATTATCCAAAATATTAAACCTCTAAATTATTTATTTTCTCTACTTTTTGAGCCTTTATCAGTTAAATCATCGGTATCTTTTTCTGGTGCACCACCTTTAATTGGATCTGTTTCAGATTCTTGAGTGCTTCCTGATTGAGTATAACTCGTACTTAACGGATTGGACATAAGATCAACAAGTCCCAAATCTTTTTCAAGTTTTAACATTGAAATTTGCTCCAATGCAGTATTTCCATCTAATATTCCAATAGACATTCTTGAGAAACCATTTTGGGCGGATTCAACAAGTTCTTTTCTTTTTTGTCTACGAGTATATGGACAAACACCATCTATATACTTGAAATATCCATGTCCGGTACCTATAGTGTAGTTAAAATATAAATTTAAGTATCTTTGGACTTGAGGAAGAAGAGTGCTTTGAGCTATTTCCATATCAGCGATAATTTGAGCTTCATAAATTGTTGTTCCAGATTTGTCAGAATTAAGAATTACTCCACCAATATGTTTAAAAATATTTGAAATAGAATTTGAAATCATATCTGTGTCATCTGTATTATTTAGGTCTTTAAATTCAATTGGTTCAATTGGAACAGGAGATAAGCAAGCATTCACACACTCTGGTAAAGCAGCTACAAATTTATTGTAATATTTAAGTGCAGTATCTGGATCGACTTCAAAATCATCCGGATCATCACTTCCAGAAATTGGCTTTAATCTTGCTACAAGAAGTTTGTATGCACTAAGTTCATCCTTTGCTGTTTTCAGAGCCTGAAGGTCAATATTCGAAATTATTGCCTCAAATAAACTCGCAAAACTCGGGTAATCCATAGTCGGATCATCACTATTTACCTTAAAACAAACTTGTCTTTCAGGTTCAAGTTCCTGCCATCTTAATGTAGAATCTTTCTGATATGCTTCATATTTAGACTTAAATTCAGAATCCCAATATTCAAGATATGCTTCATGTGATCTGAAATAAGAAAAGTCAAATGCAAATCTGAATACACCTGCTTCAACAGAAGATACTCTACAATAATCTCCATCAAGAATCTGATAGAAACAAGTTCCACCTTCCTGATCAGAATCATCATAAACATATGCGTACACAGAGTCTTCACGCCAAGCTACAAGAAGTAGTTTTACAAGTTCACTGGCAAAATCCATACGTTGCCAACGAATCATAGTCTCATACCAAGTATTAGTACGTTCCTCTGGAGTCATTTCCTGCGTAGGATCATCCAATGGGATAATATTGAACACATCTCCACAAATCATAGTCGCATAGTGTAAACAGATACGTCTGTACTCATAGCAAAGTCTGTACAGATACCGGCTTAAATTCCTTAACTGAGACTCGTATGATTTTGGTGATTTCATATAAGTACGAAGTGTTTCCCTGGAATATGTCTGGAAAATACGCGATTCAGTTTTTGACAAATCGGTAAGCTGCAATGCGTCTATCATAGCCTTTGTGGTTTTTGCCATTTCAAGCACACGTTCATGTTTCGTAAGTGTTGTTGACATTTCAGCTACAGTTTTCTTCCCTTTTGGGGTATCAATAGTTGGAACAGTGGCTGATTTGTTTAATAGTAATTTATCAACTTTGTCCAGTTTCTTTGTTTGATTTCTAGTTATGGTTGATTTTGTATTGACTGTTTTAGTTATTTTAGGAGCTACCTTTGACTTCGAAGTAGAAGTTGAGGCAGCTGTATTAACGGTTTTATTTGAAATAGGTGTACCGTCCTGCACCTTTGGCTTATTTTTACTACCTTTGGGTCTACCCATTGGTACACCTGCCTTTCTATTTATTGTTTTTGATTTTGATTAGTTGGAATTTACTTTAAGAAGTAAGAAGTGGGAGAGTAGTGGGTGTTGGAATAGATTGGAATAATAGATTGATTATTAATCGAAATAAGAATGACGCTTCGCTGTACGAATTGGTAAGCGATCAGCGAGATTAGTAATGTTTTTTTTACGTTTTTTATTTTTTATATGTTCAAGCCGTTTTTCAGATAAAAACCATCCTAGCATTGCCAGTACATACGCATGATCGTCATGCATAGTAGCTTCTGAAACACCTGTGTCTGCATCTTTATGAGCAGGTAGCCTAAATCCATCTTTTCCACCATCACGCTTAATACGGCAAATATTAACAATTTCTTCTTTCATAACATCAATCTGAACTAATGCAGCTTCTTCGTCAATAGATAGTTTTCGAATTTTAGTTTTCGCAGACTCAATTTCAGACAATCTTTCTTCAAGCATTTCTTCATATTCGTTTACATCTAAATCTAACTTATCCAATTCTTTTCGAATTATAGCTTCTGATTTTTGCATAAGTTCGTTATCAACTTCAAGAATATTAAGATAACCTTTGTTATCATATTTTTCAGTAAAATGTATCTTATCTGCCTCGACCATTTTAATCAAGGCTTCATACATTTCCGATTTATATTTCGCTGGTTCAATTAATTTTAGTTTTGGTACAGCATCTGGATATCTTTTAGAATAAACGTCACCGTTTGTATATTCTTTATCAATCAATCCACGATGAATTTTTCCGGATTTATCTTTCCAGTCTTCAATAAGACTATCTCGAACCCAAGAATTACCACCACCACCTGAACCTGCATCTGCCATAAAAAGCTCAATATTGTCATAATCTAAAGCATCACCATTATAGTCAAGAAGTATTTTATGAATTTCTTTAATTTGTTCTTGTGTCATCATTGGAGTTCTTTTTCTTAATCCTAAGTCTGCGAAAGATACAACATTAACAATATCCATTGTATAACCATTTTCTTCATCATATAATAATTCCCCAATACCAATAACTGATAAGTCGGTTGAGCGAGCTGGATCATATGCGAGGACGAATTTTCTAATGTTTGTATCATTATAAAGAACTGGTGGGCGATTATATGAATTACGAACAATCAAAGCCCTTTTAATAATTTGATTTGCGCCAGCATCTTGCGTAAACTGGTTATAATATTCTCTGTTGGCTTTTTCAGGATTATTTCGAATTTCATTATCAATAGTTTCTCTATTCAATAATGAAGCTGGGTATTTTTTTCCATGAAAGGTAGAGTTAATAACAATATCACAATTAAGGTCTGCAACAAAATATCTCGGATCTCCTAATAACATTTTTTTAGAAAAATCTCTATATTTTTGATAAAAAGCAGTATCTACAGAAGATGCGGAAGAAGCGTATAGTAGTTGATGCGGAAACTCTTTAGGAATAGTAGATACATTTAAATTACCACCTAATTTAAAGTTCGCATCTTGAGCTGTAAATGCGCCAATTACATTAAATTCTTCTTCTGAAAGCCAACCTCCCTCATCAAAATAGACTGCTTCACATCTTTTACCTCTTTTTGCGTTTATATTACTATTTAAAGTTTTTACAAAACTTCCATTATAGAGTTTATATGTAAACCCCATTGGGTTGTGAATGAATCCATTTGAATTTGCCTGTCCAATTTCTACTTCATTTTTAAAAACATCTGTTAAACCAGTCATAGAACCTATATTTTTTAATGCAATATCTTCTATCTTGCGAAAAGTTTCTTGCGATTGGTCAGCTGTTCCAGAACATATATAGATTCTGTATGGTAAATCTGCTAACAATCCCCTTACCATAGCAAATAAAGCAAGTTTTGTTGTCTTTCCGGCACTTCTACTTTCAAGCCATAAAACAAACGGAGTAATCCAGCTCATCATAAATGTATACTCTTGTGAATCCAAAAGTTCTACACCTATAAATTCAGACATAAACCTGGTCGGATATTTAATTCCCCATTGTCTTATTTTTGCAAGTTTTTGATATCCCTCAAGTTTTCTTTGCGAAATTTCTAATTCAGTAGGTTTAACATAAAACTGATAATTGTCTGGTAATATAATTCCTGATTTTGTTTTCATAATTTATCACCATCCAATTCAATACCCTTATCTTTAAGAAAATCCTTTATTGCACAATTTTCTTTTAACAAGAGTCTTGCCTTTTCTTCATTATCATCAGACTTCTTCTTATATTTATTAATAAGATCTCTTTGTTGAACAATCATGTCATTATAATCATTTTCGTCAAGCCTAATCTGTTTTATAATTGCAGCGTCACTAATTTCCGCAACTTGCTGTAATCCCTTCGAATATTCAACATCATATAGATTAGTTTCAATTTCTTCCAGGTTCATTTCTTTTAATTTACGAACTTTTCCAGTCCAAGTATTTTCACCCTTAGAAGAATTGACAGAGTGTTTTAAACTAATGCCATTATCTTTTGCAAGATTAAGAACAGAACTTGTTATTTTGTTTTTTGTGTCTTCAAGATTTTTTATAGTAGAAATATTTTTTTCCATATTTTCTATATCAGACATAAGAGTTGTAATAACATCATTTATTTTTTCTATATGATTAAAACTTTTTACAATTTCGATAGAAGAAGAGGTTTTTAATCTATCTTCGTTTGCATCCTCACTTGCATCAAGGTAACCTATTAAGCTTGAATATAAATAAGGCTGATCCGCATATGCTTCTTTTGCAAATGGGTCATAACCAAGTAATCGAACAACATCTTTTTTATTCTGTACAAAAGATTCAAGAACTTCATCATTTAAATTTGGTGTTAAATCAGTTGATATAGTTTCTGTTTCTTTTTCTATTCGTATATCATCAAAGTCAGAAGACATATATGTTTGACATTGATAATTGATCATACTTACGTTTTTTATATATGAATCATATGGTGTTCCGCGTTTTTTTCCAGAATTTTCATTTGCTGATTCCTGAACACTTGAATCCCATAATGAATTTAAAAATGGCTTATTTAGGTAAAACATTGCAAGACGTGTGTCTTTTTTTGTAGAATATTTATTCCCATCATCATCATATTTGATTGCCAAATCTTGTGCACACTTTTTACAAATTGGAGTTACGCCACTTTTATTTAGTGGGTCTGTACTTTTATAAAATTTTTCTCTAGGTTGTAATTTTCCACATAAACAACAAGTAAAATAATTTGTTTTCAGCTCCTCAATTTCAGATGTCAGTCTTTCTATTTCGGCTTGCGATTCATTTAATTTTATTCGTGCCTGAGAGACTGTCATTTTTGCTGGAGCAACTATTTTTTTTACAGCAGCTATAACAGTCGCCTCCTTTTGTTCATAAAAATAAATTATGCATTCATCTTCAAATCGAAGAGAGTGCTTTCTAAGTATTCAATATAACAAATAAAAGCATCCACAGAAATGTGGGTGCTTTTATGCCAAATGCATGGCTACTAGCACTTAACGCTAGCTTTACCGTAAAAAGATAGGGCAATGGTGCGAGTATCCACCTTTTTCTTATAATGATCAGTTATAAGATCCCTACCTATTAAATATCTACTACAGGCTTTGAACCTGTATCTGATGGCACAAAATGTCCGTCCGTCATAACCATTTAGACCAAGTAGACAAAAACTCATTTACAAAAACAATAAATCTGTGATAAACTAATATTTATATCTACATTAGTAGGTATACACATCAAAGCACCGTCAGTTTCTCCAGTTTTGAAATATAAACACGAGAGGCAGGTGAACTACATGGCATTTGTACCGACAATTTTAAAGCCTGTACACGTCAGAGCATATTGGCGCTTCCGTCTTTTTAGGTGGGAGTTTGTTCATGAACACTGGCGCAGTCTTCCTAACCGATAGGAAGAAATAAATTTGTCACCTGAGTCTGGATCGAATCTCTCTGATAAAGATTTTCTTTTCTTACTCAATTCTAGGTACCTGACGGTGTTTCTTCTAAAATTAATTCTTAAATGCAAGCGGATAGTACGACCATCTATTTCTCTTATTACCTACTCACAATCATGTTATCCATGGTTCATAATTGTTTTCAGATCTGGACCAATCCAGATAGCTTCAATGCACTTGCCACACAAAGCAAGACTTGGTGTAAACACCATTTCAAGTAAAAACCTCGAAGGTTTTTGTTCATTTTTTCCTGTCACCGGTATGCGAAATCTACACCATGCCTCCGGTGAAATACTATGTCGTAAATAGGAAAACTTGGATGGTGGGATTTGAACCCTAGACCTCGTATTACGCAATATGTTTTAAATTTATTCGATATTCTTTTATATCCTGGAATTTATATGGAATATTATATTTTTTACACCATCTTCTTACTGCATTATCAGTAACATTAAATTTTTTTGCAATTGAAAGCATAGACTCTGTTAATAACAATTTAGATAGTTCTTCTTTAGGCGGTATATTTATAGCTCTTAGCCTTAATGAACAATCAATGCACAAATGCGCTTTCTTTGATATTTCTTTACCACATTTTTCACAATAATTCTTTTTTTTATTTGGTACTTCTTTTATTCCAGCCATTTTGTAGTTATGATTATTTATTCTTATAGGATAGTTAATATCACGTTTCCAATATCTACCTGTGTTAATACCAGTAACCATTTCATATGAAATATTATATTTTTCAGATATTTCTTTAAAAGATAATTTTGAATTTTTTATATCATTAGTAATAGACAATAATTTTAAATTATTTAACTTCTTAAAAGATCCCAATCCACCAATTGTTTGATTATAACCATTTTTCACAGTATCATAAAATTTAATCCAATATTTTTCCCTATCATCAAGTTCGGAAAAATTACATTCTTCCAATATAGAAAAGTCAAAATTTTCTAAACCATATTTTCTTATTGCTCTGTATAATGGATATTGATAAGTATGTTCACTTTGATTCTTCCACACATTTTTATGCGCGATCCATCTTTTTTCAATATTAACAGATTGTCCAATATAAGAATGGTTATTTATTTTATTTGTTATTTTATATATACCAATCAATAATTCCTCCTATATAAATAAAAAAAATAAGAGCATAAAGCTCTTATATAAACAGTTAAGTATAAATATATATTAAGTCTCTTGCAGAGATCTACATCCCAAGACGCTGGACCGAAGCCCAGCTTGGAGAAATAATTATGAAAACGAAAAATACAAAGAAAAGAGAAAAATAATAGAATAGGACAGTAGTCCTATTTAGTGGATGGAGAAGGATTCGAACCTTCGAAGGCAGAGCCGCCTGATTTACAGTCAGGAGCGTTTGACCACTTCGCTATCCATCCAAAATGCTCATAGAGAGACTCGAACTCACACTTCACAGAGCTTAAATCTGTTGTCTCTGCCAATTGGACTATATGAGCAAAACCACATTCTGATTAACCGATCAACGGAGTAGAACCGTTAGGGCAGTGTACCTGGACTTGAACCAGGAATCTTCATTTGTATATTTACCAGAATTTGAATATGACGCTTTACCATTAAGCTATACCTGCCAAGTAGGAGAGTAGTTACCCTCCAATATGTACTTCTAAATAAATGCTTCATCTGATTCATCAGATTCATCATTCAATATAATGTAATGATTTTTTGTGGTACTTACATCCACATGTCCTAATAGTTTTTGTGCTACTTCTGCAGATTTATGTTCATATACAACAAGATTAGTAGCTCTTGATTCTCTAAATAAGTGTGGATGAACACGTCTTCCAACAATCTTAGTGAATAATCCGCTACACCAATCATTAAAAGTTGACTCACTTACTTGTTGAACACCATCTTTACTTTTTGTTACAAACATATATGGACAATTATCATTTCCACGTTCTTCAATCCATTTTTTTAACCATCCCATTGCATCTTCACCAAATTTAAGCTTACGTGGTTTCCCTACAACAGACGGACCTTTGCAACGAATAGTATGTGTTGTATATTGCTTAGAGATAACAGTGTGTTCAACACCATCTTCGTCCTTTATCTTAATTTCTTTTTCTTTTGGTTCATATGTAATAACTTCTTTAAGAAGCTGTCTTGCTTCAGCTCTACGGCATCCTGTACTATAAGAAAATACAAGATATGCAAGTTTTTGCCATTCTTCACGTTTTTCAAGCTCTCTACACAAATTTACATATTCATCAGGTGTAAGTGGAACTTTTTCATGAACATATCCGGTTTTTACCACTTTTATTCCAATGGTGAAATTTCTGAAGGTAGGGTACTCGTCCTCGTACATCATCATTACATAATTACAAAATGCACTTGCACATGATTTTTTAAATTTAATCGCAGAATCAGACAATCCTCTATTTGTAAGCCAGTTAAGATATTTTGCGAATTCTTTTTTCTTAATTTCAAGAAAACTTTTATTTTTCAAATAATCTTTAACCCAAACGAAAAATATTTTAATTCCTGACTCATATACTTTTTTAGTTTTTAAAGAAAGTTCAGTTTGATTATCCAGATAGTCCTGAACCATTTCTCTATTAAACTCATTTACTTTATTCCATACTTCTTCAGTTATTTCTTCTGATCTTTCAGCATTTTTACCATCCAATAATCTCACTTCCTTTTATCAAAATATTTCGTTATCTTATGTGAGATGACAGCATCAACTATCACCTCTTCAGAGAGTTTTATAATAATGGGCGAAAAAAGTAATTACCTCACGGCAAATCACCACACATAAAATAACGATTTTATATTTACCACAGGACTATTACAGCCCTGTGGAATAGTTTTTTATTATTTTTTAGAAACTGAATTGTATTTTTCAATCCAATCTTTATAATTATCAATAATCCATTTGCGACCTTTTTCAGTCCATTTTAATACCGGTTTATATTTTTCTTCTTTATAACTTTCATAATCTGCATATCCATCTGTAATCAGCCATTTATATTCTTCATAAGGATACCAATTACCATTCTTAAATAAAATACGATTCACATGCATAATTTCATTTAATTTAGCTGCATGTAATCCAAGATCTTTTGCAATAATACTTGTATTAATTAATCCATTTTTCTTAAGAACATCATCATAATATGTAGCTTTTGGTTTTAAAACTGCATTTTCTTTTTCAAGTTCTTCATTCTTTTCAACTTCTACAAGAAGCTGCACTAGAGCTTCTTTGTAATTTACTGGAAGTTTTGGCTCAGAATGAGATGATAACTGTTTTTCCATTTCATTAAATGCTTCAATATATTTTAATTTCCATTCAAGAGCATCTTTCCCAGTAAACCCCATCGCCAGAAGAGAAAAACCATCACGATTAATGAGATATTCGGTATAAGTTCGTCCTCTTGAATTCTTATATTCTGAATAAATAAACATATTTTTCACTGCGGAATTTTCCGCTGTGAGATTTCGTATTGATTCAAGAACATCTTTATGAGCTTTATTAAAATGTTCTGCAATTTCACGACTTGTTGTTAATACTTGTCCATTTTCAATAGAAACTAATTCATTTTTAATCATATATTCACTCTTTCTGCACTATTTATATGCTAAATATATTTTGTTGTTTGCCGCAACATTTACCTTGTTTCCTTACGTGAGATGACTACGGCAATAGCCATCCCAATATGAAAGAGTGCTATGATAAAAATATCAAAACAGAGGGTTAATCACCTCGCGTAAGAAAACAATGTTTATATTCCCACAGGACTATCACAGCCCTGTGGTTTATCAAAAATGAAAAATTCTATTTATCTAGCAGCATCCTTTACAGCTTTTGCCAGTTTTGCCCTAACAGTTTTATGAGGTTTAATCATCAGGTCTTCCCCAGTGAGCGGATTGCGGCCTTTTCTTCCAGCTACATCCTTAACCTCAAGGCTTCCAAATCCAGGTACTCTAACATCCTCACCAGCTTTCAGTGTCTCCATAATAACTTCCTGAAGTGCTGTTACGATCTCACCTGTCTCCTTAATTGTCTTCTCTGCTTTAGCTGCTGTTGCTTTAATAAGTTCAGTCTTAGTCATAATTTTGTTACTCCTTTTTTTCTTCTAAAAATTTTTGTAATTTGTTTTTTGTTTATACGTGGGACCGCCACGCTCGGCATGTTATTCAGTTGTCTATGTTCGAACTGATTTTCATCAGTCAATAACAATATTGATAGTTCCTTTAAGACCTTTTTCTTTGTCCCAAATGAAACAAATGCATTTTCTTACAGCACCAACAAATCCGGATTCGTGACTCCAGTTATCCTCGCCTGTAACAGATGGGAGATTACGAATGATTAAACCACCAAGTTCTTTAATTGCCTGTTCCGAATGAAGATGTGCGAGATGTGCTTCATGGTATTTTGTTCTTCCAAATGCTTCTCTAGCTTCAACCTGCATTACTTTATCTACACGTTTACCTTCTTTATCTCCGTGAGCATACATAATAAGAGAATTACCCCATTCGCGATATTTTCTTGGATGCATGTCTACATCAACAAACACATTAGGATCTTCATGGAAATAAGCCCAAAGTGTCATAACCACATGCCAAGAGCTTAAAAAATCATGGTTTCCTGGGACATACATAAGTTCAACAGGAGCAAACTTAGATAGCGCAGTAATGCCATCAATGAGCATTTCTACACATCCCTTAAACATTTCCTGATGTCTCATATTTGTGTCCTGGGCAGTGCCACGAGTAGTTGTTCCTTGTACATTGTCAAAATGGAGAAGGTCGTTGCCGATTGGCATAAGAATTTTTGCGACTTTTCTTGACTTAATGTCTTCAATAGCCTCAGTTATAATCATATTAAAGCATTTCTCAGCTATAATATAATCGTATGATCCGTTTGTAAGATTTCCTGATGCGAACTTACCATAGTGTAAATCCATAATTGGAATCTCATATAAAACTCCATCATCAACTTTAGGTTCTGTAAAATAATCTCTATTTTTCGGATTATAATTTCTAACTAAATCTTCGTAAAACTCTTCAATTTCAATCTGAGAAATTTCAGTTCTAGGTTTTACATTGATTTTGCTTGCATACAGATTTTTAACACCAGATTTTCCACCCTGATTCCAAATAGAGTTTCTTGCAGAGACAAGTTCCCATTCAAGTGGATCATAACCATGTGCGTTAAGTAAAAATTCAGGATTTTTCAAGTTTTCCTCATTAATCTCAATAAGTCGATCACTTGTAAAAGAGCCATCCTTATTTACATCTGTCTGTTCTTTATATCTTGGAAGCGAGAGAGGAGCCGGTTCGTCTGTAGTTGGTTCACTATTTACTTCCATTTCTTTTCTTCTTTTTTCATCAAAATATTCTTTTACGAATACGCTGCCATATACATTGCTACAAGCGTTCCGAAGAGTATTGCGAGAAAGTGGAATAGAGTATTGATCAATAATTTCAGTCCAATCTTTATCTGAGTTTCCCTGTACTTTTGCAGTTATTTCGGCAAACGAAGCCTCATACTGTTCAGGTGTCATTCCATAATCACTTATTCTTTTTTCGAAATCCATAGGCGATCACCTACTCTGCGTTATCTGCATCCTCTGCAAGAATTACATCTAACTCTTCCTCAGTTTTAATCTGAGTAGTCATCTCAATATACTGATTTTTCATAGCGTTGAGAAGATCTACAACAAATATTTCTTTTTCATCACCATTTTCATCTGTATATGTAATTGTGGAACAATCATCAGAAAGTGTTCCTTTAATAGATAATTTATCGGTTGTATTACGTTTGAAGCTTAAACAAGATTTAGCCATTTTTTATTTTCTCCTTTTAATCATAAAATTTTTTTTAAATAATTTCATCCAAACTTTTAATTACTTTCTCTGCGACACCATATTTAATAGCTTCATTTGCAGATAAGTACCAATCATTATCAAAATTTTCATAAAATACATCTTCTGGAATTTTTGTTCGTGATAATACAAAATTACCTAATTCCTCAATCTGACGCTGATAATTCATAATTGCAGCAACTACTTCATTATAATTGCCTGCAAATGATCCACCACCTTTGTGAACAAGGAATTCTGCTGTTGGGAATGTGTATCTTTCATGACAAGAGAGATAAATAAAACATCCACTTGATGCAGCGACGCCAACATTAATTCCAATAACTTTTGTCGTACTAAGCTGAATCGTGTCTACAAGACAGTTGTTTACTTCTAATTCACCACCTGGGCTGAAGAAAATCACTTTAATAGGAGTACGCTGATCAACAGGGATATTATTTTTCTTATCTTCAAAATTCCACTGCATAATCATTTTTGCATATTCAAGCGTCATTGAAGTAATTTCATCATCAATCCAAATAATTCTATTCTCATAGTTTTTATAAAACTGTAGAAGTGATGGATCTGGTAACTGTAAATTTTCAGCATTCTGCGGAATAGCAATATCTAAATATGCCATTTCCAATTTCTTTTTATCCTTTTTTTCATTCATAAGCATTACCTGCTTTCCTTTTAGTCTTTTATTTTTATAATCTCAAAAACATATCTTTAGAGCTACATAATACTTTATAACTCTTGTCATTTTTTGAGATTGATTTTTGTAAATCTTCCTTAAGCTCTAACTTTGATTCCTCAGAGCCGTGGACCAATATTAATTTTTCAGTTTTTAGACTTGATCCAAACTTAACTAAATCATCATGATTTGCATGACTTGAAAAAGTATAGAGTGAAATACAGTCTGCTTTATTTTCAACCACAGTATGGTTAATTTTTAATTGTTTGAAGTCTTTATAATTCTTGATTCTATATGCCAGATAACTTGGATTATCACCACAATAACCACATAAACAAATCATACTGTTTTCATCGGCAATATATTTTTCCAGGTATTTTAAAATTCTACCGTTAGTACAAAAACCGCTGCTTGAAATTACAATCTTAGGCTGATCATCAGCTACACAAGTATCTGATTCTGCTTTATCAGAGATAAATCGTACATTTTCCCATTCTGTTACTTTATTCCAAAGCTTTAAATTATCTCCAGATAGAATTTCAGAATAAATATTAGAAATTTCACAACTGAGCATAGAATCTACAACTACTGGTGCTTTAAATTTAGTATCACTACCAAAAATCTCATATAAAACAGTAAGAATTTCCTGTGTACGTGAAAATGAGAAGCATGGAATAATAACACTACCATTTCTTTCAAACACAGTCTCAACAGCAGTTTTTAAATGTTCTTTATCAAATTTACGTGTCTTTTTACTGGTTCTTTGTTTTGAACCATAAGTTGATTCCATAATTGTATAGTCGTTGAAACAATCCGGAATTTCTGTTTGAGAAAGATAATGATTTACTGGATTTATTGCTCCAATATCAGAAGTGTATAAGATTTTCTTACATCGTTGCTCGTCTTTAAGAATAAGCTGTAATTGTGCAGCACCAAGACAATGAGAATTTTTGAACCATTGGAAACTTACGTTATCATCTAATCTAAAAACTGTATTGTATTGATCATAAACATAAAAGAAACCCAATGTTCTTTCTACATCATCCATTGTATAAAGTGGAGAGTAATCACGATTATATCTTTTGGATAATATACGTGCTTCATCTGCTACAATAAATGCACAGTTTCTTAATAATGCTTCGGCAATTCGTGCTGCTTTATCTGTGAGGATTATTTTACCCTTAAAACCTTCTTTTATAAGACGTGGAAGCAGTCCAATATGGTCAATGTGACAATGTTCTACGAAAATATATGATATTTCGCTTGGTTTAAATGGGAATTTCTTGGAATTAATTTTATAAGAATCAAGATAATCATTAGAAGATGCCTGATATAATCCACATTCTAATAGAATTTGTTTACCGGCAAATTGAATATGGTAGCATGATCCTGTGACTTCATTTGAGGACATGCCAGCAAAAGTGATACCATCACCTTTTTTCTTTTTAGCCATAAGCCTTTCAGCCTTTCAAGTTATTTTAATTTTTCCGCCTTATCAGCGTACCAATCTTCAATGTACCTCTTATTTCCACAGGTTTTATAATACCCCACATGGTACCCTCTGGAATTCATATACCCTCCTGAGTATGGCTTTAAGATTTTTTTATCAATAAGGGACTGGATACCCTCTTTTGTAATTGTTTTAATAACAATACACACCTTTCGTTCTAAATTTCCTCGTAAGAGAGGATAATAATTGCAGGAGACAGATTTGAACTGCCGATCTTCAGAGCATGAATCTGACGAGATACCAAACTTCTCTATCCTGCGACATTCATATTGCAAAGGGACCGAATATATATCCAATCCCTCTACAATATATGAATCAGAAATTTCTGGCCGTATACATACGTGTCTCGGCTCTTGGACACGGGAGCTTAATTTCGGAACTCTCCAATTTCATCTAAAAACTGTTTCCACTTTAAACAGTACGAATGGTTGTGGATGCCATTCATCTCTCTCCATATATGGGAAGATATTCGACATTAAAAAAAACCATATAAATAAAGGGGAAAACGAACATTATTGCAAAAGTTCTTGTTTCATTTGCAAATAACAAAGTTGCTTAAAAATTTTTCATGATTATATTGATATACTGTGTTTAAGATTTTTCTAGCATATTTTTGTGGATTTTTTAATTTAAAATCTCTTCCAGCATATTTTTTCCCAATTCCAAGTGCAATCTCTATCAAACGATTAATTGTTTTTTTATTTCCGATTTTCATATGTGATATTTGATCCAATGTATTCTTAGCAATTTCTGCTAATGAATCAACATATTCATCACGCTCAACTGATAGGCTGTTTAATGCTTTTATAGCGTTATCATACTCGTTTATAATTTTCATTATTTTTGTTACTTGTGCACTTGATGCTGTACCATCCATTTTAATGAAAAAATTTTCTGTTGGAATAGTAGTAGTTTTGCTTGCCCCCTGTATTTTATCTAACCACTCTTGTAACCAATTCATTGGACAAATTAAATCATTATTAATACGACCTTTTAATTTATTCCTTGATTCATCAATGTCTTCAAATGGAAGTTCCTTGCCATCTTTTGTTGTTTTTATTTCTCTTGTATACTGCATAAATTGTGGAAAGTCACATTTTACTGTTTTTACATTCCCATTTTTATCAATTACTTCTTTTTTCATTGACATACATGGAAGTTTACTAATCCTATCAATCTCTTTAACACCATCAATTTCATAAAGCCTCTTGCAGCTATCGATTATTACTTGAGCAAGAACGCTTAGAATTACGAAATTATCTGACAGTTCATCAAGTCTTTTTGGATCTGGATTATCACTCTGTAACTCACTCCAGTAATAAGTCATGGCAAGCTGTGCCAAATTACTGGAATATCCAATTCCGATTCTTGATTTAGAAAATGTATTGTCCATACGTGCATATTCTGATTTGTTATTTTTATAAACGACACCACTTTCTTTTAAGTCATTGACAATAGTAGGGTAGTGTTTATAGCAATAAGCTGCACACTTAACCATTGTCGGCTGATTTGTGGCTAGAACGAAATCCGAATCATGATCGCTTCCGTTACTTCTTGCTTGAAAGTCAGTCTCAATATTATTTACAGCAATAATATTTTTTGAAAATTCAAAGTATTTTTCCATCTCGTTACTATATACATTATGAAAATAACAAATATTATTTGGGGAATTGTGAGGATTACGAAATGCACATAGATGTTCGTCATGTTGAAATCTTGTAGTGTAACACTGAATTACACTATTCTCACTTTTTAGAGTAGGATCTTTTGTAAAATCCTCACCAACAGAATAGAGTAGAAGAGCATAAGGGTTTCCACATGTTGTTAAATTGTCACCATTTACAACAATCTTGCCTTTTCTAAGCTTGTGTACATATGCAGAAATAATTTTTGACTTCTCATGTCTGAAAAATGTACTATTGCCAAATTCATGGTTGTGATCATATAAATCAGCCATCATCTCATAGTGGTTTACCTCATTAGCATTTTTTCTTAAGAATTTCTCAAACTCATTATTATCCTGCTTCAGTAACTCCACATATTCAATACTGGTACTTGCAATATCCCTTACATCATCTTTGGTACATGGGAGAGTATTAACCATCTGATAACTGAGCTGTTGATATTCACCAAGTTTACTAGGATGATCGGTTTTTACAATACCGAACACGCTGCCATCTTCATTTACCTTATTGCACCAATACTCATATGCAGATTCTAATGAGCCGCCCATTAAATCCTTAAATTTTTTCCATTTGATGGCGTTGTCAGTAGTGATAATCTTAATGTCTTTCAAATAATGCCAATGACCAAACATGTCTTGGACCTGGTAAGTTTCGTAATCATTGCCGGTTTTCTTACACCAATCCTTAAAGAATAACTGTATATGAGATTTAAAACCACACATCTTAAATAAATGGTGTCTCATCAGAGCCATGCCGTTGATTTTAACAGTCCATTCCGGATTATAAGCATTTCTGCAATCTTTGAAATAATCAGCTTCGATCAAACCCATACCATCCCAAAGTGTATTCTTGACTTCAGTAACCTTCTTGTCTACTACACATTTCTTGCCAATTCGACCCTTAGAATCAATGTAATCTTCTGCACGAACAATATTAGCCATTGTATTAAAAAATGAATCCTGGTCTCGTAGAATAAGAATATCCTCTACAGGAATATACTTAGTTCCAACGATGGTAGAGGTAGTAAGTGGAGCGTAGGCAGACATCTCAACAATTTTTGCATTGTCATCTGTCATCAGTTTTCCAAGTCCGATAGTTAACCATTCATAAGCAGCTTTATAAAGATCAGAGTTTATAAAGATAACCTGTCCAAGCTTTGCTTTAGCACTGGTTCGAAACAACATCTCATAGTGAATTGTCTCTTCACTTTTAATACTTCCATCTTTATTCTTAGTCTTATAAGTAACATCTACACCTTCGTTATAGAATTTATCTCTGATCTGCTCACGTTTTTTTTCATCATAGAGATCTTTGTTGTTCTCAACTTTCTCTAATGTGTATTTAAGACGTTCCTTTAATTCGCCATCAGAATTTTTATATAACTGCTCAATTCGCTTATGTTCATCCTCATAAGATCTGGTTCCAAAGTCAAAGTCTAAGCAAATAATATCTCTAGTAGATTCACCTTTATATACATTAAGACCATTCTTTATAAGAAAAGCAGAGAATAAACTATTATTAAGCATTGCTTCAGTGTAAGAGAAATAATCTCTTGTCCCTAAATTAACATCATATAATGTACCGGCACTGATATTTTTAATTTTAATTCCAAACTCACTAATGATAATCACCACCTTACATTATTGATGATCTTTCTTAGTAGAATTTTTAGTTTGTTTAAATTTATATTTATTTCCCTTATTTTTATTATTACTTTTTGTCCATCCAATAGAAGAAGCTGCAGCATTAATATTGCAACTAGGAAATGGAGGATAATCAGTCTCAAAAGCATATAAATTTAATATATTTGATGCATAGCGATGAAATTCTTCACGAGATGGTATAGCAGGAAATGTACCTCCTGTATAATAATTTTTAGTAGTTTTAGATGATAATCTCTGTGTAAGTGCAACGTTGTCTGTGTTTACTTCTGTATTCATATTTAGTATGTACTCCTTTTAACATAATTAGTATTAATCCTTTCTGTTCGAGGTTGATAAGTTACATAACCTACTAAAAATGTAAAGGGTTGAAGGGTAGTAGGTTATATAAAATTCTTCTTAATAGAAAAATTTTTTATTCACAAAAAATGCAAATGTGTTATTTCACATCTGACTATTAATTTCTTCTCTATTTAGTTACAAGTTATATTGGAATTTATTTATCTGAATAGATAATGATAATGAATAATGACAATAATAATATAAAATCAAAAATTAAATAGAACGAAGCTAGATGTGAAGCGCAGCGAAACATATAGCGTAGTGATGACAAATGAACGCAGCGTAAGCGAAGTGAGTGCGGCAGCCTCTGGTGGAACACCAGTAAAGTATAATCAAATT